GAGCTGATCGACCGCTCCAAGGTCGACATGGAGATGTTGCGCCCATTCTTCACCGATGCCGAGATCGAGAAGGCTCTGCGGGGATGGGCGAAGACCACCGGTCACCGCACCCAGATGCCGGGCGCAGCGATCGGCTTTAGGAATCGCGGCGTCACCCGTTAACCCAAGGAGCTACAATGCGCGTTTACGAAGTTCGCCTACGGGTGGACGCCGACAACCTCACCACTGTCCTCGACGTCGTCAAGGACAGCGCGGACCTGATTAGTATGACCCAGGTAGTGGACGCCAATCCGCCACCGCGGAAAAGGGTCCACCAGAAGCAGGAGGTCCAGCGCCCGAAAGGTGTCACGGCGCAGAGTCTGATCTTGAAGGAGTTGGACGGTCGACACCCATCCATAGAACACCTGGAGAAAGTGTTTTCCGCCAATGGTTTTGCCAAGACCAGCGCGCGCGTTGCGATCAATGAGTTGGTGCGCAACGGCGTCGCAAGGAAGATCGCTGAGGGCGTCTACGGGAGAACGTGATGACGGCAAAAAAGGAGAAAAAGCCAGTCCACACCCCGGAATACATCCGCTCCATCTCGGAGCGGGTGTATCGCCTGGAGCTGGCCCGATCTGCCGGCGGCAGCGACCAGAAATGGAAGGCTGCCGAAGCCGATCGCATGATCGAAAAGGACGGCGACGGCGGGAAGAAATTCTCGGGTCGGGCCGGCCAGTATGATCACCTGACGCGGGCCTATCTTGAGGTGCTGGAGATCAAGCCGTGAGATCGCCCTATTGCATCGGCGTCTGGATGGCCCGGTTGGACGAGGCCACCAGATTCGTCAGCGATCATTACCTGGGCGACAACATTATCCAGTTTGTGCCAGCCGATCCGGAGAAAGGTGGCATTTGGGTAATGCTGCGCGTCACCGGAGACCAGAAGAACGCCATCATCAACTCGCCTCACACCACGTTGGTGATCTAATGCGTCGGCCGCGCCCCTACATTCCGATCTCCGCACGCCTGGAGGTCGCTGAGCGACAGGTGCAGGCCGCCTGCGCGGCCGGTATGCTGCAGTCGGTCTGGTGGCCGGTCTACCAGAGCGCGGCGTTGGCACTATCCGGCAAGAAGCGCCTCGACGAATTGCTCAATGCGCTTGGTGGCGTGCTGGGCGACGCGCTGGAGCTAGATCACGACCCCGCGCTAATCCTGCGGCCATTCAAGCCCGATCGGCGCAAGCCGCAGGCGGCATGGTTTGAACCGAACGCCAATGACCCGGACTACCTGTTTTACAGGCCTATTCGGGAGCATCAGCAGAAGACCACCGGCCGCAAGGCCGATGCCACCCACACCGTCACCACGAAGGGGTCCGATATATGGCTCAAGAGCAAGTTCAACCGGCTGGAAGGAAAGACCCGGCGCCGGCCAAAGCAAAAAATCCCGGCAAGAAAAAGCCCGTGGCCAAAAGGGCGATCGCTCCCAAGCCGCAAACGGCCAAACAAATCGTAGTCCATCAGCCGCGCCCGCCAGCCCCGGCCAACTTCTTGGCAGTCATAATGACGGCCGCGACGGACCCACGCTGCGACACCGGAAAGATGCAGGCCCTGCTCGATATGCAGGAGCGGATCGAGGAGCGCGACGCCCAGAAGGCCTGGACGCGCGCCTTCAACGCGATGCAGGGCGAGTTGCCGGCGATCGACAAGGACGGCAAGATCGACCATGGCGAAGGCACCACCGCGCGCGGCAATCAGAAGCTAAAGACCCGGTTTTCCACCTTCCCGGCGCTCAATGATGTCTGCAAGCCGATCATGAAGCGACATGGCTTCACCTTGGGGAGCCTCGTCGAACCCGGCCTAGACGGGAAGATCGAAGTCGTCAGCACCTTGGAGCACGTCGAGGGTAAGGCGAAGACTTCGCGCTTCCCGATGACGCTCGACACCACCGGCGGCAAGAATAACCAACAAGGTGCCGGCTCATCGATGCAGTACGGCATGCGTTACAACATGATCGCACTGCTGCAGATCGTCACCAAGGCGCCGGCCGACGTCGACAATGATGGCTTCCCGAAGGACGACCCGATCACCGCCGCACAGCTGAAGGAGCTGATCAAGCTGGCCGACGATGCCGGTGCCGACAAAGAGAAATTCTGCATCGTCATGTCCGTCGACAGCTTCGCCGACATCCGCCAGAGCAAGTTCGCCGAGGCCAAGAAGCAGCTGGAGCGCAAGCTGGCTCAGAAGCGCAAGGCCGATACCTTTCCTGGAGACCGCTGATGAAGCACGGCATGAGAAACAGCCGCGAATATTCAACATGGAACGCCATGTTGAACAGGTGCTGTAATCCGCGCGCGAAAGACTACCCCAAATACGGCGCGAAAGGCATAGCGGTTTGCCCTGAATGGCGGCAATCATTCGAGGTGTTTTTCAGCCACATCGGACCAAGGCCACCTGGGACCACGATCGACAGAATCGACAACACCAAGGGTTACGAGCCCGGCAACGTGCGCTGGGCCACACCGCGGCAGCAGGCTCGAAACAGAACGACGTCGAGGCGATGGAACATCAAGGGCATCGTCTTTGAGAGCGCCCAAGCAGCCGCCGACCATTTCGGCGTCTCCGATCAAACAATACACCGGTGGGTGAACGGATCATTCGATCCCAGACGCGGCACCGGCTATCCAAAACGCGAGGACTGTCATGCCCTTTGAAATGTTCGATATGCCGCAGCGGAGCGAGGAGTGGTACGAGGTTCGTCGAGGAATCCCGACAGCCTCGATGTTCGGCACCGTCATGGCCTCGGGCAAGGGCGGCGGCGAAAGCAAGACGCGCAACAGCTATATGCGCAAGCTGGCCGGAGAGATCATCACCAAGATTCCGATGGAGTCGTACACAAACGACGACATGGATCGCGGCATCATGCAGGAACCGGAAATCTTGGCGCGTTACATGTTCGAGACCGACCAGGAGGTGACGCCGGTCGGCTTCATCCGCAACGGTGACCGTGGGTGCTCGCCGGATGGTCTCGTGGGCAAGGATGGTATGGTGCAGATCAAGTCGGCAGCGCCACACGTCATGATCGAAATCCTGTTAGCCAACGAGGTTCCGAAGCATCATCTGCCACAGTGCTTCGGCGAGATGTGGGTGGCTGAGCGGCAGTGGACCGATCTCGTCATCGGGTCCTCGCCGGCTCTGCCTCTGTTCAAGGTACGGCTGAAGCGGGCCGAGGACTACATCCGAGAGATCGGCGGCGCCGTCCATCAGTTCAACGTCGAGCTGCGCGCCATGGTGAAGAAGATCGAGGCAATGTCATGAGCGATTTGGTTCTGGGGAAGCAGGAGCGCGATCTCCTGAATTGGCTCGGCGAAGAAGGCGGCCAGTATGGCGAATGCCATGGCGAGACGCTCGACAGCCTGATCGCGAAGGGCCTCGCCCAGGTTGGCGGCGAGGACACCGGCATCAACAACACCTTCATCGCCAAGGGGCGGGACATCATGTACCGCGCCGTGACGCTGACGGCTGCCGGACTTGAGGAGTTCCGCGGATGAACCAGCCACCCCGCCTCTACCGTTTCATCTGGCGTGATGGCACCTTCGTGCCCGAAGGTCGGCTCGCTGAGTTCTGCGATGCCGAGTTCGGCGAGGGCGAGGTCGTATCGTTCGAACGCCACGAAGAGCGCTCGATCCGCAGCCACAACCACTACTTCGCCTGCATAGCTGAGGCCTGGAATAATCTGCCCGACACCGATGGGCGATTCCCAAATCCAGAGGCGCTGCGGAAGTGGGCCCTGATCCGCAACGGCTATTGCACCGAGTCGTCGATCGTTTGCGACACTCCGGAGCAGGCCCACACCGTGGCCGCCTTCATGGGCTTCACCGAGGGTGTGGTGATTGTGGTCAAGGAGAACGTGGTGAAGCGATTCATCGCGCGATCGCAGTCCGTGAAGGCCATGAACAAGGACGAATTTCAGCGCAGCAAGACCGATGTGCTGGACACTCTGGCTGAGCTGATCCGCGTCAAACGCAGCCGTCTGGAGAGGGCCGGGAGCGAGGCATGACAGAGGGTTACGCCATCAAGCAGCACGGCGAAATCGATGTGCGCACCGTCTCGCCGACAGAGCGAGCAGCAAAGGTCAATTGGCTCGTGGTCGATCGAAATATGCTGATCACTAACAGCGCTCGCGACGACCAGATCGAGCGCGCATGGGAGCATCTCCACAAGGAAGGGTTCGCGGAGTGCGTTCGCGTGAAGATCGAGGAAATCCAACCGTGACCCGCTGGGAATACAAGTCCTACCTGTTCGAGATCGACGACAAGGTGCTCGAACGGCTCAATGCCCTCGGCCGCGATGGCTGGGAGGCGATCCAGTGGCGCGATCTGCCTGACGGCAGACTGCGCATCTACTTCAAGCGCGAGCTGATCGAGCAGCCAAGGGAGCCCACGACATGAACTACGCGATCATCGACACAGAGAGCAGCGGCATCTTCGACTACAAAAAACCTGCCGACGCACCGGGGCAACCTCGCATGGCCGGCTTCGGCATGATCCTGGTCGGGCCCGAGCTGGAGATCGAGGCCGAGCATGGTTTTCTGATCCGCCCCGATGGTTGGACCTTCGACGACAATAGCGACGCGGCCAAGATCAACGGCTTGACGCAGCAGCGGCTGATGGATGAAGGCGTCGACGTCCGCGAAGCGCTGCGGGCGTACGGCGATGCGATCGACAGCCGCCGCATCGTCTGTGCCTTCAACGCGCCACACGACATCAAGCTGCTGCGCGCCGAGTTTCGCCATGTGGGCTATCCCGATCGGTTCATGCAGACCCGCCACATCTGCGCCATGCAGGGCTGCCGCAAGATCGTGGACGCCAGGACTATCGACGGCAAGAAGAAGGCGCCGAAGCTGGAGGAGGCGGTGAAGCACTTCAAGATCGAGGTGCCCGGCGACATCCACAGCGCGCTGCCCGACGCGCACAAGGCGCTCGCGATCCTGCGCCATCTGCGCGATCTCGGAGAATTTCCCACCTACACCGATCCTTACGACAGGAAATGACGCAATGACTGGTGACTACAGCCGCGACAAGGTCGGAGGCGCCGAGGCATTCCCGTTGGCATGGCCCCCAGGATGGCCACGTCACAAGGGCGCCCAGGACAGCGACCGCCGCTTCCATGGTCCGACATTCATGTGGAATCGCGTCTATCGCGGCCTCGTCGAGGAGGTGCGCCGAATCGGTGGTACGCAGATTACCGTGTCGACCAACATGCCGCTGCGGCAAGATGGCGAGCCCTATGCCCAACAGCGCAACATCCCAGACACCGGCGTTGCCGTCTACTTCATGCGCAACGGCAAGCCTATGGTGATGGCCCAAGATCGGTTCTGGTCGATCATCGGCAACATGCGCTCGCTCACCATGGCGATCGAAGGTCTGCGCCAGATGGAGCGCCACGGAGGCGGCACGATGATGGAGCGAGCCTTCGACGGCTTCCTTGCGCTACCGCCAGCGGAGAGCTGCTGGTCAATCCTTGGCCTCTCCGGAGCCGCCACCATCACCCGCGACATCATCGTCGACGCGTTTAAAACCAAGGCCCGGGAAAACATGAACGGCGGCGATATGGATCGCCTCGTGAGGGCCCGCGATATGGCGCTGGAAGAATGGCGGGCGCTCCCATGAGTAGGCTTGAGCGCACCATCTACAATTTCATCCCGCGCGAAGGTCGCTACATCAGCGACATCGACGAGAGATTCCGCAGGCACCGCAGTCGCACCGAAGCGGTCCTGGCTCGGTTCGTGGCCACCGGTATCATCAAGCGCGCCGGCTGCGAGCTGCGCCCAATGTATGTCCGCATGGCCGCGGCGAAGGCTTTTCGCCAAAGCCTCAACCTGGAGAACCACAATGCCGACCGAAGCCGACCTGAGACTGCACGCCGCGATGAAGCTGGACCCGAACCCACTGCAGCAGGCACTTGACAACTACCACGTCATGGCACGTGAGGCTGAGCTGCTCCGCGCCACCAATGCCGAGCTGCGCGCCACCAATGCCGGCCTGCTGGCCGAGGTCGGTATGCTGCGCGAGTACCTGAAGACAGCTGACAGCGACCGAATCAGGCTCCAGGCGATTGCCTCGACCATGCTGGGGCGCCTGCTCTCGATCAACGACACGATCGCTGGAGCGGTGAAAGCTTCCATCCGGGAGGGCATCGACGCCTCGGTGTCTCATGAAGATGGCCTGGATGAGGCTGCGCGGACCGCACAAGTGGGTTCCGTGGAAGGCGGCTGTCAGATAGCGCCTCCGTCTTACCACACTCAGGAGCCTCCCAAGGGCCGTGCAGGCACCCTCCTGGCTCCGGTAGAGTTTCGGCGCTGAGTCTGTTCTGCTGTGGCGCAATAAGACAGGAGAGAAATGATGGACTGGCAACCGACCGTATCTGCAACATCGAGCGTTAAGCGGTGGACCGCTCCCGAGAACGAGGAGGTCTGGACCAAAATTGACGACGAGCACGGCGAGCGCAACGTGGCGAAACTGACGCGGAAGGGCAACCTTTGGTTCACCGAGCCGGATGGTGGCGGCATGTACGTCTACTACACGCCAACGCACTGGCGGCCTTTCGGTCATCAGCAGACTGGGAGAAATCAATGAACTCAGCTTACAGCGAAGGCCGTAGAGCGTTCTTTCGCGGCATTCTCCGGATGGACAACCCCTATCCGCAGAAGACGCAGGACTTTAAGGACTGGAACGCGGGCTGGCTCGACGCCGGCCTATAGTTTCCTTGTCATCACAGCACATCAGTAGTTTCGGCACGAAGGAGAAGAACATGGACGATGAACGAGAGCCCCGAACGGCGCATCAAATCGTGGCCGACGCCAACGCGCTGGCGCGCGTGTTCTACTGCCTGCTGGGGTATCAGGTGAAGGATGGCTATCGGTTCGATCAAGCCACCCACCCACAGGAAGAGGCAATGTGGCGCATGGCCGTGGTCGCTTACGAGAATATCGAAGGCACCGACGTGGAGGATGCGCTCAGCGAAGTCCTCGAAGAGGCCGGCTGATTGCGCGTAATCATCACAAATTCGGGCACAAAAAAGCCCCGCTGCCGATGTCGGCGCGGGGCTTTGTATTTGGCAGCGGTGGCAGGAGTCGAACCTGCGAGATACCGGATTTGGAGTTCGGCCTAAGCCCACGCTCTCACCGCTAAATTGGTACCGGCCTGGGGATTCGAACCCCGTCCCACGAAGTCACAGTTCGCGTGCCCCTTGCCATCGAGCATGACCGGCAAAAATGGTCCCGAAGGGCAGTGCCGACCTGCCCTGACAGCCGTATGAAAGCCGTTTCCTCGCCGGAGGCATCGGGATGGCAGCGGCACCCGGGATCGAACCGGGCTCTCCAGGCTTCAAAGGCCCGTCGGGTCCCAGACCTGCCGCATCAATTGGTGGACCACGACGGTTCCGACCCGTCTTCTCCGCTTTGAAGGAGCGGGATGCTAGCCATTGCACCAGTAGTCCATGGCGCGGGCAGGGAGGATCGAACTCCCACCGCTTGGTTGGAAGCCAAGCACGCACACCAGTACGCCATACCCGCATGAACGGATCACCTAATCCGTCAAATACTTACACTGCAAACATAGCTGATTTTGATCAGGTTCGGATCATTTACCGCAGGTTGTGGCGGTGAGTTGAGGTCTCGATCCCCATGCCGTTGCCGGCACCCTTGCTTTAGCAAAGCAGGACGGGCACTCGCCCGCATAACTCACCAGTAATTGGCCTCGCCGCGAGGACTCGAACCCCGACATCACCGCTTAGGAGGCGGCGGCTCTTTCCAGTTGAGCTACGGCGAGATGGAGCCGTCGGGAGGACTCGAACCCCCGTTCCTCGCTTAGAAGACGAGGGCCTCTCCAGTTGGCTGACGACGGCATGGAAGTGAGGGCGGGAGTTGAACCCGCTTACGACCGCTTTGCAGGCGGCGACATGGTCCGACCTGTCCCCTCACCATATTGGCACCCGTGCGTGGAATCGAACCACGGCCTCCGCTTTCAGAGAGCGGCATACTGCCACTATACGAGACGGGCATGATTGGTCTGGGTAGGGTGATTCGAACACCCGGTCTCGTGCGCCCGAGGCACGCGCTTTGCCGGACTAAGCTATACCCAGATGGAGCACACCCGGGGATTCGAACCCCGATTTTCAGTCCGGTTACCTTGCTCTCGGTTCGTAGCCGAGGGGGCTAGGTGTGCATGATGGAGCTGCTGACGGGTACCGACCCCGTGCCTGCGGTTTGAGGGACCGCGATCCTTCCATTAGACGACAGCAGCATGGCTCTAGTCCGTGGAATCGAACCACGCTCACAATGCTTAACAGGCACGCCGCACACCATGTGCGTTGACTAGAACAAAGATGGTGGACCGCCGGGTAATCGAAACCCGTCCTCCGGAGTGCAAAACCGGTGTGCTCCCGTTATCACTAGCGGCCCGGGAATGGTGCCCTGCGCCTGATTCGAACAGGCCTCCTCCGTGCTTCAAACGGGTGCAATCACCAGATTTGCTAACAGGGCAGCTATGCGGAATTTCCGCACAACTGAATTGGCGCGGACACCGCGAGTCGAACGCGGGCCACCTCGTTGGCAACGAGGGAGACTGCCGTAATCCTTTGTCCGCATGGTGCCCCATCCAGGTAACGATCCTGGCCAGCCCGAAGGCCTCCGCTTTACAGGCGGCTCCGCGTCCTTAGCGGGATACTGAGGCGAAGATGGTTGCGGGAGGGCGATTCGAACACCCGTTCTCCAACTTATGAGGCTGGTGAGATAGACCACTTCTCTATCCCGCAATTGGTGCGCCGCTTGAACTCGGTCGCGCTGTCGACGTACATCCGGCCGAACAGGAATTGGCGGGCGAGGGGTAGATTCGAACTCCATGCCCAAAGGCACCCGCGGTTTTCGAGACCAGGACGGAAACCCTTCCGCTTCTCTCGCCCATTTGGTGATCCCCCGGCGATTCGAACGCCGTATCTGTGCTTTCGGAGAGCACCGTCTTTTCCATCCGACTCGGGGACCATTATCGCTTCCGCTCACCCTGCGGAAAAAATTTCGACATCGTGACCTTCTGGATCAGACTGTCGTCGATGACGATGCCCGGCTTGGTGAGCGTCTTGTCGTCGAGGGCCTGCTCCAACGCCAGATAGGCATTGCCAAGGTCGGGAGTGGCCGGGTTGACGAACAGCACATCCAGGTCGACATCATGTGCGATCGGCAGCGACACCCCCGCCAGCTTCGCCGCGGCGCCGATCGACGCATAGAGCGCGACCCGGTATTGCTGGATCACCGCTCGATGCATCCGCCGGTGCGGTGCGTCGTGTATCCAGAGCTGCAGCAGCGGCGGCTCCAAAGCGGCGATGTATTTCGCGATGATCTTCATGGTGCGCCTCCGGCGATTCGAACGCCGATCTGAGCTGTTATGAGCAGCGGGCTCTGCCGTTGAGCTAGAAGCGCGATTGAGAGCGTCGACCCGGTGCGTGACACCAGCCTCTTGCCGTTACTGTGCGCACCTCACGCGCAGGAGCGCGATCTACTGGATCGCATGACGCAAAATGGTCTGGGTGGCGTGAGTCGAACACGCGCTGCGAGCTTCCAGGGCCCACCGACTGCCGTAATCTTTCACCCAGATGTGGAGGCCGGCTGGCGCCGTTATCCGCTTGTACGGTACGCCTCCTGATTGGCGGTGCTACGGGGTATCGATCCCCGGTCTGCCGATTGACAATCGGATGCTCTGCCTTTGAGCTATAGCACCACGGTGTCGCTGGGATGACTCGAACATCCACTGAGCAGGTTCTCGGCCTGATCCCTCTACCATTGGGGTACAGCGACGTGATTGGTGGACCACCACGGTAACCATCCGTGTTCTTCCGCTTAAGAGGCGGGTGCATCAGCTTAATGCTTGTGGTCCGTGGAGGACCGCCTCGGTTTCGATCCGAGTCCTCAACGGTTAAAAGGCGTGCGTCTTCCCATCCGACTCGCGGTCCAGATCAGGACCGCGGTTTGAGGTGCTTCGCCTCGACCTCCCGAGCCCGCTGGTGAGCGCGCTCCAGGGTGGCGGCACTTTCCTCCGAGAGACGGTGAACGCCGTCAGGGAGCTTCTCTGGGGCTTCCATAGGTCTCTCCTGTTGGTCCTTCCACGCGGTTACGATCCGCGGTCGATCGGTTATCAGCCGATTGCTCTGCCATTGAGCTATGGAAGGATGATGGTGCGCACTGCAGGGGATGATCCTGCCGCCTCCGGCGTGTCGGGCCGGCGCTCTCCCGCTGAGCTAAGCGCGCGTTGTTGGTAGTCCGTGACGGTACCTCCCCGCCTTCACCAGCGTGTAAAACTGGCGCATCAATTTAATGCTTACGGACCATGGTGCCCGAGGCGAGATTCGAACTCGCACCTTAAGCCGTTTTGAAGGGCTGGACTCTGCCGTTGGTCTACTCGGGCGAATTGGTACGCGACCGGAGATTCGAACCCCGACCTGGACGGCTTCTGAAACCGTTGCCTCTACCGTTGGGCTAGTCGCGCATGGAGCTGCAACGGAGGATCGAACTCCGGTCCCGGCCCTACCAAAGCCGTGCCCTGCCACTGGACGATTGCAGCATTGTGGGGACCGGTCGTAACCGGCACAGGATTGCCACCCCTCTAACAGCCGGAGCTGACGCCTGTCTCATCCGTGGAGCCCCTGCCGGGAATCAAATCCGGCTCACCGCGGTACGAAGGCGGTGCATCGTCACAATGCTTCAGGGGCAAGAGCATTCGCCAGCAACATCCCCAATGGGGACCCCAACCACCGCGGGGCCACGGAGTCGAACCGTGCTCTGGGCATTGTTTCGAGGCCGGCCGGACCTGCGAAGGATGTTGCTGGCGGATGCTCTTTGTGCTGGCTCGGTGAATCGAACACCGGACATCGGCTTTACAAGGGCCGCGGTCTGCCACTGACCTAAGCCAGCACGAAGAACATTTTTCGACCCTGTGAAACCACGCTCGGCAAGATGGCCGACCGTACACCTCGGGTCTAGCTGCCGGGACGCGCATACGCGGCGACGGTCAGCGGCATTCTTCTGGCAGGATCGCACTGGGGGATTTTGTGCGGGTCTTTCTCTGCCGGGTGGCAGAGGGCGGGCCCGCTGCCGGTTAGTCTTTGCGCCCCTTGGGGCTATCGATCACGGATTCGCACGCAAACGACCACGTCCGCTGATTGAGCGGCATGGCGGCTGATCTATATGTGCGTAAATGTTGCACGGCGAAATCCCGATTGGTCGATGGGGTCGAGCTTATACGATCAGAGTAAGCACGATGTCAACACGACATCTGCAGAAACGTTCCCTAGTGGAGCACCAGCGCCAAGATGGCGCACGCGAACATTGTCACGCCGAACGCAACCACACCGATCATGAATGAGGGCACTCTGTCCACCATGCTGGCGATATAGCCAATTTGGATCGCTGGATTAATCCGGATGACTACGGCCTCACCGCATCACCCTATCCGCGCCAGCGACCACAGCAGATAGAACGAACAGCAGGTCAGGCAGCTGACCCACGGCCAATGCCCAAGCACCGGCTTGGTGGCAACGCGGAGGATGCATAAAAATCCAGCCAACCCCACGAAGATTCCCAGCGAGAAGACCGCCGTCTCGATATCGTCAAGCTGCAAAAATCCGTCGTTGGAATATCGCGCGGTCCACACCACCGCGCGCGTCATCAGCACGCCGACGCCGGCCACCCATGTGCCGAACGCAAGCTGCATCGAAAGCGGGAGATTGAGCCAGTCGCCGATCTTGAGGCGCCGCTGCGCCCCGACAACGATCAAATGGTAGGCGATGAACACCACGAGATAGGCCGCCACAATCGTCCAGAGCCCGTTTCCGATCTCCAGCGCATGACGCCACTGCATGTTCACCGGTCTGGACCTCGATAGGTACGCGACAGCTGATCGCGGTTGTAGAGATCGGCCATCATTGCCGCAAATGGATCGCGGGATCGATGATACTTTTGGAGGTTCTCGTTCAGCTGATCGGCGCGCTCGCCGATGCGACGGGCAATCTCTCGGGCCTCCCGAGACTCCGTCGGGTCAGCTCGTTGCGGCAGGAATATTTCCTTGATCCGCGCCCACAAATTCATTCGCCGAGTTTCCCGGCTGTAAAGATTTTCCCGAGCGTCGCAAGTGTTGCCTCGGTCTTGACCATCGCCGTAATCATGTCCTTGGCTACGGTCTTGTGCTCCTCGCGCTCCTTGAGCCGCTCGGCCCTCTCCATCCACCACAGCAGACCGAGGAAAGGCACCAGGGCGGCGCCGCCGGACTTGAGCGCCTCGAAAAGTTCCGGTGAGAGCATCGCCCATTCCTAAGTCTTCTTCAAGCCACCAGGGCACACCCTGTGGAACAGAGTTTCATTCACCAGCAGCCGCTTCTTGACCGCGATCGACGCTTTGATTTGCTCGTCGCCCTTGTTGATGATCACCCGCGTGTACAACTCGCAGAAGCTGTCGATTTGCTCCGGTGTGCACTGTTCAGGACTTGTCAGCAGGAGGATCGACAAGGCCAGCAAGAGATTTGTCCACCTCATCCTCAGACATCGCATCGACTTCGTCCTTGATCTGGTCACGTATCTTGACCTTGTCCGCGATCTGGGCGGCGACGGCAGCGATCTCTTGCTGCCGCCCCTGTTCAATCAATCCGTTGTCGTGCGCCCAGTTGATGATCGCGGAGATCAGCTTGAGCGCCGACAGGATGATGTCGGCCCAGGTGAACACCTACGACTTCGCAGCGTTCACCGCCTGCACAACAGCGGGCGTTGCAGCGATAACATCCGGATTAGCTGGAAGTGCCGCGGCGTTTGCCGACGTGGTGACGACAGTCGTTCCCGGCTGCGCGCCCACGGTGTTCATCAGATTCGTGGTCTTGGTGAAAAAGCCCAGGATCACGGTGACAATACCGAAGCCGACGCTGGCGACGATGGTGTTCCACGTCGCCTGATCAACGCCGAGAAAATTCAGCTTGGTCGCGAGGTAGGTGGCAATCAGGCCGAAGATGGGGGTGAGAATGCTTTTAATGTTCGTGTCGTTCACGTCAGGCTCCTGTTACTTTCAGCATGGCCCAGCTGGCCGGCCCGCAAACGCCATCGTTCGTGAGCCCGTGGGTGAATTGCGCAGCCTTCAGCGCGACCTGTGAGTCGTGACCGAAGACGCCGTCCGCATCCTTACCAGTGAAGCCGAGGGCGGTCTGCATCTTTTTCACAACCTCCCCGCGCGCGCCGAGACGGATGACCGTGGACTGGATCGGGATGCTCGGATCATCGTGCTCGCCAGCGCCAAACACCAGCTGCTGCGCCTGCTGCCACTCGGCATCGGTCATCGGAATTTCCTGACCGGCCTCCCAGCGCGACTGCGCCTTCAGCAGCTTCCATCCTGCGTCGCTTGCTAGGAACGCCTTCGTCACCGGCACGCTGATCTTTGCGCCGGTGCGCTGCTCCAGGAAGTTCGCGTACGCGGTGGGGCTGTTGCCGCCGGACCACTTGTTGATCGCGGCCTGCAGCGTCATGCCGGTGTAGTTCGAGGCCCAGAGATCGAACTGCGCGGCGGCTCCGTGTACAAAATCGTCAAACACGGCGATCTTGTTGCGCTGCTTGTCCATAAGTTGCACCCAGTGGGTCGATCCCCACTTAGTAGCACGAGGACCGGGCCACATCGCGCCTGGATTTTTATAGCGGATCGATGCCGGGACTGTTGCCATTGTCGTTCTCCGTCGTGCTCGCAGCCTGCTGGCTACTGATCCCGTTCCCGCTAGGGCTGCTGCTGGTCTTGGCCGGCGGCTGCGCTCACTGGGCCTTGCAGCGCCCGCATGGCCTGCGAGGCCGGCTCGCGCGCGGTGGTCGAACCTACCACGCCGACACGATTCGCGATGGATCGCAGCCCCTGCATGATCGCATTGCTCTTGGCAGCCATCTGATAGCCGGCGCGCAGCTCGCGCGGATCATTCGAGGTGAGGAGTTCGGCGACGCGCCGAGCGGTGCGTGCATCCACCTTGCCGATGAGGTGCTTTGCACCGACCTTGAGTTCGTCTTTCAGGAGGTGCGAGGCCCCGAGCCGCATCCCGGCGCCGGCACCGAACCCTTCTGCCGTCTTCAGTGGGTCCCACCCACTTGATGTGCCGCCCATGATCGCACCGGCGCCGCCGGCAAGCCCAGCCTCGATCAGCTGTCGCGCCGTGCTGGAATTGCCCATTGCCTGCCGCGCGCCATCCATGATGCGCTCCAGGTGCATACGTGCATCCAGCTGCGCTGCGCCGCCGGGGCCAAAGATCGCGTGCGCCATCGCCCGCTCATTGGGCGACGCCATGATGCCGCGGCCCTTGGTGATGTTCGTGGTGTCGGCCATATTGCCGATGACACGATCGGCGTAGTCGGAGGCGTAGCCCTCCTGAAACAGCGCACGCTCGTCGGGTTTCATCTTGCGCATGATGGCCTGGACGTCCTCGACCGGCATCTTCTTGCCGGCGAGCTTGCGCCCGGCCTCCAACGCGTTGCTCTCGCCGAAATATTTCTCGGCGATGCCGCGCGCATTAGCGTAGCTCGGGACCTGTCGGTCGAGTTCATCACGGAGAATGCGCGCCATATGACCCGCCGTGCTCGATGTGTCGCCGCTGCGCTTTGCCATGTTGGCCGAGGCGTCTAGCTCGCGCTTCACCGCATCCCAATATTGCAGGTTGGGGTAGGTCGGGATGCCGCGCGCATTCTTGTTGAAAACAATGCGGCCATCCGGAGTGACGTTCACCATCGGATTGAAGCCCCCGAGGCCCTGCACCGCGTCACGATCCTTGCCGCTGGAGATCGCGCGCTTCATGGCGCCGACGAATGTGTCAGTACCCATCAGCCGCTCCATCGCCGGGGACATCAGTGGCCGGTCGCCCTGCTGATAGGCTTGCTGATAGGCTGGGACCCGACCTTGGTCGTATGCCGCCACCAACTCGTCCGACGTCTTTCGAGCATTGGCCTGCCCGCCCGGAATCGTATTGCGCACGGTTTCCGCGACACGCGGTCCTTGCTGTAGGAAGCGCTGCTCAAGCACCTGCTCCAGCTGCGCGCGCCCTTCTGGCGAAGTGTTCGCCGCGGAACGTAGTAATGCCTGAGTGCGGGTCGAGCCGAGATCGGCCAGCGTCACTGGCTCGCCGTTGGCGCGGGCAGCAGCCCACTGTTGCGGCGACATGCCCTGCGCGCGGCCGGCGGCGATCAACTCCTGATCCGAGCGCAGCGCGGAGGCGAGACGACGCGCCGCCTCTCCGTTCGGGTCCATCCAACCACGCACCGTGCTGATGGCTGGAGATAGATAGCGCGAGCCTAGCGCACCGACCGCTTCCCCGACGATGTGGCCGCCGACACCACCGACGATGCCGCTGACGAGCCCTGTCGCCGAATTGACTGCGCGCTCTGCCGCGTCCTTGCCCTCGCCAGCGCCAGCGAGCGCACCATACTGGCCGCCAGCAATCGCCGAATCCAGCGCGCGCGCGCCGAACCGGGCAATTCCTCGCGCCGCCGGGGCCAATGCTTTGGCTGCCCCGGCTTCCGGCAGTGCCGCCATAGCTGGAATAGCACCGGCAAGTTCTGATCCGGCGTAGAGATAGGGGTGATTCTCTTTGGCTGCCTCGTCGGCCTTGCGCTGGGCGTCGCGTTCGGCCTCATAGGGGTCGGTGATGGCCTTGTCACCGGTGAGGTAGCCGTAGCCGGTGCGCGCAGCGCCCGCGATCGTCCGCACCGGGATCGGGCCGACGAAATCCGGGACGTTCAATTCGGTCCCAGGAATCTTTGGAGCGTTGGCGCGGGCCGCGGCGATCTCATCGCCGAAATTCATGGACACACCGGCGCGCGCACCGCGGAGCGCCGCATCGATCCTCCCTTCATCAGGCGCTGGCGGCTTTGCCGGTGCGCCGAACACATCGGCATCGCTCATAACCGACGGACTGCCGAACACCTCATCATCGCTCAGCACCTTGCCGCCGTCGGCACGCCGCTTGATCGCGCGCAGCGTGTTGCCGTTGCGTAGCCAATCCTTGAATTGGTCAATCGATAGATGCGCGAGATGACCGACACGGCGATGGCCCTTGCCGTCGGAGAAGGCACGCGCGTAGGCCTGCTTAGCCTGCCCAACGGAGCTAAACCCGATCAGCACCTTGTGCTCATCAAACGATTTCTCGCCATGCAGATTGTGCTGGTCGATGACGAAAATATGCGGGCTCTTGAGATGCGGCCCCACGAAGACGTCGACATGGTCGCCATCGGCACCAGTGGTGCGCTTGATGTAACCGTAGTGGTGCGGCAACTGTGAGCGCCACGTCTTGCCGTCCAGAGACGATCCTGAGCGCCAGGAGCCCTTCGGGTTCTCGATCGTGATATCGAACCCATGCACGCGGATGTGGCCCTTCTGGTAATTGCCGGCGCGTTTCTGGCCCTCGGTCGGGTGCACATTGACGCGCCGCACCTGCTGGCCGATATGATCCGCGAGGTTCATGGCCGCTCCCATCCGGCGCCGTTCCATTTCAATTTACCCTTCGGCGTGTCGTAGATCGTTCCGACCTGCCGCTGTCCAGGCGGGGGCGCAGTGGCGCCCTGGACCGGGACGGAGCCGGCACTGCCGGTGCCCTCAGAGACGGCCTTCGGCCCGTAATGCTCGCGGTAATACTGCTGCATGCGAGCCGGCGAGCCCTTCGCCATATTGATCTCGTTGAGCAGGGTGTCGAGCACGCGGTTAAAGGTCGTTGGATCGTAGGCCGTATTGAGCAATTCGGCGGCATGGTGGCGCGACGAATCGGTGGTGACGTTGGCGCCGCGCGACATGACGGCCGCGTAAGTGTTGACGATAGCCTGCGCGCGGGTAGCCAGTTCAGCTTGATCCGGGTTGAGCGTCTTGCGGCTGTATCCCTCGATGAGCTGGTTGAACGGCAGGAAGCTAGTACGCGGAAGCCGCTCGACGACACCGCGGATGAGCTTGATCGCGCCCTCGGCCTCGAACGCCGCGGAGCCCATCCGCGCCTCCATGGTGCCAAGTGTGCGCGAACCGGCCTTACGCGCCTCGAACTCGATGGTGCGCTGGGCCATATCCTCCGGCGCGATGTTCTCGCGCTCCATGATGCGATCGATGGCGCGCTGGACCTTGATCTTCGCAGCGCCCGAGGTGCCGAGGCCCTGGAGAATGGTGCGGTCGCCGGATTTCACGTAGCGATTGGCGAGCTTCTCGGCGTCTTCATCGGTGAAGCCGCCATTCTTGCCGCTACCCTTCAGTTCGACCTTGGCATCAGGTCCGACGCTAGCGCCGCTCGACATATCGATCAGGCGCCCGGTCGAGGAATCCATCGCCACCGGCCGGTAAACACCATCGGCGCCCATATACTGTCCAGCCGGAACGAACTTGGTGCGGTCCAGTCCCTTCAACGTGGTGCTTTCGGTCGCCCGGTTGTGTCGCTCGGACTCGTCCTGCTTACGGGTCGTCATGCCGTGCTCGAACGCCGTGTTCTGCGCCTCGCGCGACAGCTTCTCGGCCTCCAGTGCCGCCTTGCGATCAGCCTCCTGCGCCGAACCATAGGCCGACATGCCCGCTAGCCCGCCCTCACCGGCCGCGACCCCGAGGAACGGAGACCGATTCGCCAGCATGCTGAGCCCGGCTGTCAGAAGGCCGGTCTGTTGGTTCCGGGACAATAGCCCCAGACCAAACCCCGGCTCGGAACCCGGCGCGCGGGTGATGGCCGGCGGCAAACCGCGAGCGGCGGCCACTCCTTCCGGCTGGAAGGCCATTGCGCCGCCCTGCGGAGCCCGCCCAGAGGCCGGCGCGGCCGCCGCGGGGATTTCCTCATCGTCGTCCGCCGAGGCCACCATGGACGGCCCGGCAGCGTCCGGGCGCGGTTGCGGCGTCGGCACCAAGCCGGCATTGGCCTGCTGCATCCCGGGAGTTCCCTCGAAGGTGGTCGAGTTGATGCCCTGGGGGTCGAAATCGCCGCGGGCGATGGCTCCGATCGCAGGCGCTGCCCGATCCTCGAAGTTCATTTGCGATCCCGGGATCACACCACGCCGCCGATCGGCCTCCGCGGCCGCAGCCTGTGCATCGAGCGGATTGAAGTCCCCAGCCAGCCATTCCGGCAATTCGGGAGCGCCGCCGCCGGCATATCCGGCTACTCCGCCGCCGCGGGCAAACCCAATGCCGTAATCCGAGGCATCGAGCCCCGCGAGCGGCGCCGCGCCCGATCCGCCATAGGCACCCCCACCGATGAAGCTACCGCCGCCCCAGGCATCGCCGCTAAGACCACCGAACCCGGCGGACTGCGCGCCACCCCAGTCCAGGCCCTGCATCTTGCCGCCGAGACCAGTGATGCCGCTGGCGACCTTGCTGAAGTCCTGCGCGGATGGCTGCCCACTGCTGCCGAGGCCCGGCGCGCTGGCATGAGGCGCGCCCGATCCGCCGTGGATTTGCATCTCGGGAATCCAGCCCTTGACGCCGGCATACGGAGTGCCGCCGACGCCACCGCCCGAAGCGCGCGAAACCGCGTCATCGGTCGCACCCTTCAGGTCGACGAAGTGCATGCCGCCAACGCCACGCGCGACGGCATCCGGGTGATCCTCTTTCACCTCTTGGGCGATCAGGCCGATCTGGGTGTGCGGCGATCCCTTGTAGCGGTAGCGGTAGATGTTCTGGCCGTCGTTGGTCTCGCCGATCTTCTCGATGTCGGTCTTGGCGTCACGGTCCGACAGGAACATGCCAGCCGCGGACAGTCCGAGGCCGAGATACTGCGCGGTCTGATTCGGCGCCGGTCCGGTGGTCGATCCGCTCGAAACACCGCCGAGATTGGAGCCAACGCCGGTGCCGAGGCCGGCCAGCCACTGGGTCTGCTGATAGGGGTAGGCCTGCGCCTGGAGGTACTGCTGATATTGCGCGTCGAGGCCGGCCTGGGAGGTCTGCTGCTGCAGCGTTCCGGCATTGAGCTGGGCCCCCGCACCGGCGAGCGCGGCGTTCTGGCCCTGGATGCCGTAATTGGCGAGCGCATTCGCGCCGGCCAACCCAGTCTGCTGCTGCTGCTGCGCGGCGCCCAGTGCCTGGGTGTAACCCTGTTGATAAAGGCCTGCGATCGTGGAGGCGTTGGTTCGATTCTGCTGGCCTGCGAGAATGCCCTTGGCGACACCCGTCGCATTGCCCCCGAGCGCCCCTTGCGCGATCTGATTGCCCTGCAGCGACGCCATCGCACTGGCGTTGTCGTGCTGCATTTGCTGGGTGGTCGCATCGACCACATTCTGGGTGTACGGGTTGAGATATTGCGAGATGTCGTTGGCGCTGATCGGCGCAGTCGACGATCCCGCCAAGCCCGCGGCCTGCTGAATGTACGGGTTGGCATAGCCCGCATTGGCGTTGATGCCCGCGATGCCAGCCTGCTGCTGCGAATTGATCGGCGCCGTCAGATCGCCGGTGTAGGCCTGATACGGGGTAGAGGCGACGCCTTGCGCGCGCGAGAGGATGTCGCGGTATAGCGCGGCGGCCTGCGGATCAGCAGAGGAAGTTGACTGCGTCGAAGTGGTGTTGGACCCCTTGCCGATTTTAGCCTCCCATCAATCGATGGAGATGAAGCCAGCACGGCTGAAGGAAAGATCAATGGGATCGAGGCGCTCTCACCCTAACTGTGAGCGCTAATAGCATGCTTCGGAGGGTAAATGAAATAGCCGCCTACAGGATCGCCAAGCTGGCGGCGATATAGCTCCAGCTTTGCCTTCGTGCGCTCGTTGGCTACGACACCGATCACGAGCGGGATGCCGATCTCGTCAGCGCATCGCTTCCCGAAGGAGATCATATCTTTCGCATGCGTCGAGCGCCGATAATCCGGCAGCACGAAATTCTGGATTTCTTCGAGGCACCAATCTTGGGTATACCAAAATTGAGCGATGAGGAGCAGGATCATGCCCTCAACACGATCCTTCTGTCCCACCAGACCAATGATCGCGTCCTTCTTGCCGAAGGCGCGATCGACCATGGCCGTCACCTTCGCCATGTCCAGCGAAAACTGACCGTTTTCTTGCCAGTTTTTCTCACACATCTCCAGGATCACGTCGCGATCAGCAAGACGAGCCTTTCGAACTGGCAGTGTCGTGAGGGTCATCTAGTTTGTGACCTTCGGCTTGGTATTGGCCTCGATCAAGGCATCGAGCCGATCCCGCATGATCTGGGCAAGACGCAGATCGAACCGGATGTTTACCGTGATCTCGGGGGAGACCCCAACAATCACCTTGGGTTCGCCTTCAATCTGGTCCTCCAGCGGCACCAACTCCGGCACAAAGGCATAGGTCGAGAATGCCATGTTGATGACTCCGTTGACTATGCCGGAAGCCTCCAGCTCGTTGACGTATGTCACCTGCGCATCGTTTTTCATCGATTGGTCCTATTGAGTTGCTCACCTTCGTGGCATTTAGCACGGTAAGCAAAATGTTGCCATCAATCTTGTGCTGGCGGAGGGAGGTCCTTCAATGTCTCGATGAGCTTTTTCCGCTCGCTGTTCTGCCACGCATCCAGCGCGCGATGACCAGAATCCGTATCACCCCATCGGCCGCGGATTGATTCGGGGGATACGACGAATTCACCGTGAGAAACCAGCACAGGGACCGGACTTCCCTTCATGCCGCGCATCTTCGATGGCTTGCTTTCCGGAAACATGCTGCCCAGCTTCTTCATGCCGGCGTCGGTATTGCCCTCACCAATCCCGCTCACAAAATCCGCCCTCAGAACGTAGGCACCGTCCGGAACTTCCATCGGGACCTTGTCTGCGCGCCCCCCGGTGTCGCCGACGATTGGGCCGACGTGAATCCTGCCGCCGCGGGCGCGCTTCAGATTGCGTGCGATCTGCATCGCCGCACCGCCGCTGGCATACTTGCGGTGAATCTTCAGGGGCTCATCACCGAACATGACGTAGTTCTTCGACACTTTCTGGCCGGGAGCGCGCGAGCCGGCGTCTGGATAATGCAGGCCGGGCACGCCCATGTCCTTCAGGCGCTGCGAGGCGCGCACCGCCGCTTCAACACGATCCTTCGCCGGCAACCCCATTCGCTGATAAATCTCGCTTCCAGGGAAAGATGTGTGGCCCGTCTGCCGGAGACTCAGTAAGCGCCCCTCCAGCGCCGCCCTGCTTCCGGCGTGCTGTGGATATTTGCGCTGCAGCCGCGATCGATCCTCCGGCGGTCGATTGAGCAGTTTCTCGATCTGCTCGGCCTGCTGGCGCGCCGATTGCTCCATTGGCCCCCCGACACGCTCCTGGACGTGTCCGGTCTGTTGGCTGAAGGGCGCCGAGTAATCGAGTAGGTGCTCGGGGTTTACCTCCATGCCCACCTGATACATGTGCCCCTTGGAGCGCTTCGGGTCAGCGAGGTACCGCATGCGGCGACCGTACTCGTCGATCATGTTCGCGGTGGCCTTGTCGTCGGGCCCATTGCGGATCAACTCGTCGCGCTTCGCTGCATATTGCGCAGCCAACTGCGCAGCGTCGCCGCCGACGTCGGAGAGCTGCGCCCCGATCGTGTGTCCGACCTCCTGCAGCTTATACTTCTTCAGCACCGGGTCCTGTCGGGTGGCGAGCTGATGACGATACCATTCGCTGACCGGTTCGTGGCCGGCGAAGTAGAGCCCGCGGCCATACGCTTGGTTGCCCTCACCCGAGCCGATCTTGGAGTAGTCGAACCGGTCGAACGAGTGCGGCGTGCCGTGATAGACCATGATCGGCGCCGGACTGTTGCGATCCCGCATCGTCCACTCGGGCAGCAGACCAACCTTCTGATCGGCATAAGTGGTGTCCGCGGCCGAGGCCGTTCGGTTCTTCTCGCCGTGTGGGCCGTAATTGACCCAGCTATTCTGACCCCTGGTCTCGGTGGTCATCGCCGGCCGCGCGATGTCCGAATACATCTGCGCGTGCGTGCGCCATGCATTGTCCTCGCCGGCAGCGCGGAAGCCATGCCCCTCTTTCAGATGCCCGAAATAGTCGTGCACCACGCGAAACATGTCGTTGGCCAATAGGTCATGATCTCCGATCTTCTCGCCGGTCTTGCGCAACATCGGGTTGTCGCTGATCTTGTTGACCGTCCCGAATCCTTGTTCGGTAGGATAGAACCAGAGATGATTATTTTCGGCGACATCGCGCGCCGCCATCCGCGGATTTGCGGCATACGGGTCTTCCATCCCAGGCGGGATCGGCTCGATCTTCAGGCCAGTCTTCTTGATCGCCTGATACTGATCAGCCGTTTCCTTGATCAGGGCGTCATACGAGGCGCGGGTCGCTGGGTCGTTGGGGGTGTGCTGCATCTCCTCGTAAGCCTGCGCGATGGCTTTCGAGTGCTCGGCGTCGAGCGGATGATAGCGGGTCGGCGGCGTGTACGGACGATCAGGATGAGCGGTCCGCATATAGTCTTCGGCGACGTCGTGGATTTTCCCGATCGGACCCGGAACGAAATGTTCCTCGCCGATCTTGAGCGCGCCCGGAAGGCCCTCTAGCGGCTTTCGGTCACCGGCCCACCGCGCTGCCGCTGCCTGTGCTTCTGGTAGGCTTCTTGCTCCAACCGCCCCTCCTCCTCCGGGTCCCACTTCTCCGGCTGCTGCGACTGCTCCTTGTCCTGGTGGCGTGACGTCTGCTGAGAGGCGCGGGGCTGCACGATCATTTGGGGCTCCAATGATTTGACGGTCCGCCGGGACATCTTCGGTGGACAAAGGGAAATTTCTGCGGCGCTGCTCGGGCGTCATATCGCGGCGCGCCTGCACATTGCGCGCCTCGACCTCACCGTAAACGCGACGATAGGCCTCATATGGGTCGGTGGCGACCTTTTCCAACTGCTCTGGGGTCAACTTCTCCACAAGCATCGGTGCCGCCGGGTGCGGGTCTCGGCCAGCAATCGCCCTGAAGGAATCGATGGAGCCAAGTTCGCGCAACAGCCGAGCATCGGCGCCGGCTTTCACGACATTCTCCATGGCCTCGGGACTGCTGCCGGGGATAAAGCCCTCACGCTGCTGGACGGCATGCTGCAGCTCGTGAAGGCTGGTCGAGCGCGCCCGGTCCATATTCAAACCCGGGGCTATGGTGTTGAGGTTGATCTGCTCGCCCGGCGGGGGAATTAAATCACCCGGATGAGCTTGTCCCGGCGGCCGGTAGCTGCCGCGCACCTCGGTGGCCGACGGCGAGAACTGCAGGCCGGACTCAGCAAGGTCCGGATAGGCGCGATACAGCTCCGGGTGCGAATAGGCCGAACCCACATCCGTCGAGTGCGGTGTGCGGATCGGGTATTCGGACGTGGGGCTATCGTAACCCGGCAGGAACTTCGAGGTCTGATCACCAATCTCAAAGCGCCACTGTTGGTCCGGGCCCTGGAACCATCCGGTCTCAGCGTGGATCGCCTCCGGCGCCACGCCCTCCGCCGCCATCTTCTCGGCGCGCGCCAGGGCGGCATGGTCGGCGGTCTGCGCCAGACGGCCTCCAAAAATGCCTGCGGAGCCCGGCTGTGCGCCATGGATGCCGATGCCCATGGTATTGAGGGCCATGGGCGGACCCCACTGGGTGGCCGTCTTATCGCGCTGGTCGTCGTACCAAGCCGCCTCCTCCGACCCGGCCGGGTATGGGTTCGGCTTCATCAGCGCACCCGGGGTCGAGATCGCCTCCACGGCACCGGGCACCACGCTGCCGACATACCTGGAGCCAATGTCGGCCGCACGATTGACCGCTGGCAGGCCGGGCGAGAACTGGCCACCATCTCCGACCGGCGGGGGGCCGACATCTGGCAGGGTATCGCGGAGCCGCTCGGGCTGATCCCGCAGTGAGAGCCGCGCGCGCGCAGCAAGATCGTCCGCCGTCTCGCGATACGGTTCTCCGCTAAACCGATCGTCGAAGCTGACCGCGCCACCCTCTGCGCGCTTGTGGGCGATCTCGTAGAGGTCGCAGCAGTAGCGATCAGCCGGCGCCGGCAATGTCGCGCCGCCGTTCCACTTCACAAAGCCCTTGTTGCCGCAGGTAGTCGGAGATGCCAAGAACCTGCACTTATCGCAACTTGATCCGCCACGAGGCACCACCATGCCGAGCCGGTGATTCGGAGGCAACGCAGCCTCGGCGCGCGACCGCTCCACAGCCCCACCGGCTGCTCGATGCTGGCGTGCAGTCCGGAGCGCGGCGGCTACCGCCTGATTTTGCGGATGTCCAGCCTCGACCATTTCTCGGATGTTCGATGAGATCGTTGCGCGCGAGGAGCCCTTACGCAGCGGCATACCATCACCTCAGAAGGTCGAGAGCGCCACCCTGCGCCACGTGTTGTTCGCCACACACAGGTACAAAAAACCCGTAGTCGCTGCCACCTGCCCCGGCGTCCCATTGGAGCCGACGGCAGCCGGCACCGGGACAAAGTTCAGCTTCTGTCCCGCCTGCAGCGCCTGATAAATCTGGCCGAGATACTGAACCCCCGCGGTTTGCGTCGAGTTGATCGTATCGAGGTCGGCGGCCATCACTGTCTCCCCTGGGCCGAATAGCGGTACCTCACATAGCCCAATCTGGAGAAGCTACCAAGATCATTCCCGGAGAAGGTGATACTGACGAGCCCGCCGCGGAAGCGCGTCGAGATGTAGTCCGTCCCCTGCTGCACCGTGTAGGGGCCATAGGTGTTCGGCATGTCGCCGGGGAAGTTCGCGACATTGAACGTCATCTGGATTTGCGCGGTCGGCGATCCATTGAACTCGCCGTAGATGAAGTCCGGGCGCCACTGGTCGACGAAGGCGTAATCCTGCCCCTCGGCGATCTTGAAATATCCGGTGGTGTAGGACCATGCGATCGGCTGGCCGGCCGCGTCATTGCCGATCTCGTGCTGGTAGATGACACCGCCCGGATTGGCCGCGATCGGCGGCCCAAGCACGCTCTGGTCGATCCACGCCGACCGCGGCAGCAACCCGTAATCCCAGGGCTGGCCCTGCTCGGTGATGTTGAATTTGACGTAGCTGTCGTTCTCGCCGTTGACGCTCGCCTTCGAAGGATAGAGCCAGCCCACCTCATTGAACCCGGTGTTCGGCATTGCCCGCACGTTCTGGATGAAGGCGGTATTGAGGTTCTGATACACCGCATCCCACACCGGGCACGGGATCACTTCGACGCCCGAGCCGGCGTATCGATAGAAGTTCGAGAACCCCATCCAGTAGACGCCGCCACGCAACTGCTGCGCCGCGTGGGATGAGGCCGCGCCGGCACCGGCGCCGATCTTGTTGAAGCCATAGACATTCGGGAATCCGATGAAGTTCATCACCCAGAGATCGAGATCGGTCCAGATCAGGTTCTGGTTCGAAACGGCCATGCCGGTGACGATGCGCGACCCCAGCGGGATGCGGAAATTGCGCGCGAGATTGGTGTCCGATGGCGTCCAGTCGAAGAAGTTACCGCTATCGCACCATTGCACGAGGAGAGGGTCTTGTAGCACTCCGATCTGCTCGGTGATGGTCGAGCCGTAGGCGATCACGATCTGCGCCGACGTCGACACGAACATGCCGGCGTTGAATGGCGGCCCGGAGACGATGAGGCTCATGTTGGCGAAACCGCCGGTCGGGTCCCAGTAGTAGATGCCGCCATCCTCCGGACACGCGAGCAGCAGCTGGCCCCAGTTGTCCGTTGTCCAGTCGGCGGCCTGAAGCGGAGAGCCGATCTGATTGACTGGTGTCACGCCCGTGCCATAGCCGCCAAGACCATAGCCGCCAAGACCATAGCCGACGCCGCCAGTCGAAGGTCCAACGGCGATGTAATAGACCAGCTCCGCACTGCCTCCGTTCATCGAGAACGTGCCATTGGCAGTCGCCTGCGTATTGGCCTGAATGATGAAGTTGTTTGCGTCGGTGATGGTGGCCGCGGTGTAGAGGCCGTCGATCGTGACACCGTTGGCGGTCGTTGGAATCGGGAAGACGATCGTGTTTTCTGGCGCTGCCGCGAGTAGACCGTGGCTATTCAGCTGGACCGAAACGTTCGCGCTGTTGGCGGCCGTGGTGAATGCAGGAACCGCGCCGCCATTGGCTACGGTCGCGCTGGCAGCCATCGCCGCAGTGATTTGGTAGGAATGCGCGCCAATGATGGAATCGATCGAATACAGGCCCGACAGGATGATACCGCCCACCGAGATCGGCGTGTTGAAGAAGATCGAATCGAAGGACGTCACGTTGGTGATATTCGGATCGACGACGGTCACTGTGGTGGTGCCGCTGGTGGTCGAAAAGTTCGGCGCAAAATCTGATGTGAGAACCTGCGGCGTGATGTCGGCGAGGTTGCCGGCCGTAACCACCCCGAGCTGCGTTGTTGTCGCGACCGCAAGGCGGTTTACCTGATTGAGGTCCTGCCATGCATGGAGATCACGTGGCACTCCGCCGATCACCAGCGGATAGAAGTTCACCCATCCGCCGATCTTCTGAACGAGACCGTCGCGATACCGGATCAATTGGCTCTTCACGACGCCAGCCTCATTCAGCGTCGGCGTGCGCTCGACGTTAACGCCGGGAATCAGCTTGACGCCACCGAACGGCATAACTCGCGACCCCTCCTAGGTCTTGATGACCCAAATTCCAGCCACTTGCGATGGCTGCACGTTGTTGTGGAGAGAGCCGCTACCAGCATTATAGGTGGTATCAAGGCCGTTGGTGCTGTTGACGCGGACACCAGTGGAAGCAAGGGCGGCGAAAACGTTCCCGTCAGACCCGTTGTTGAGCTGGATGCCGACGAATACCGGCGTGGAATTGCTCCCAGCATTGCCGTACTGGCGTGAAGGCAAGCTCATCGAGTGAACGTGCCCAGCATCAAAGATGCCGGCCGAGTGAAAGTGCACCGGCATCTGGGCTTGGGTGAGATTGACGTACTGCGTATCCAGCGCAGCTCCCATGGTCCGTCCATCGATACCGCATCCGCCGATAGTGATGCGGACTCCAGTGCCGTCGAAGGCTAACGGAACGCGCCCTCGGAGGTCCGGAGACCCAAAGGTGGTAGTACCGTTGCCGCCAAACGTAGCGCCAAGCCTCGCCCCCAAGTAGGGAAATGTTGCAATACTGGAAGCTGCGCCGTCGCACAGCAGATAGGGAGGGATGGAGCAACTGGACACCCACGCCGGCATGGTATTGATGCCAGCCCAGAACTCCAACTCTCCAACCTTACCCAAGTCAGAGAATCGGACGTGGGTCCCATCGTTGTAGATGAGATGAGACGAACCCTGCGGCGGGGCGATAACCTCCACCGTCGACAGCGCCCCGGCGAGCTGGACAACAAAGGCGCCGGTCGTGAGGTTCTCGATGATATACGACCCGGGAAGAGGGAGCGTAACGAGGACGTTCCCGGTCAGAGCCCCCGTAAATCTCAACACCCGGTTTTCCGCTTGTGTCGGACCCGGACCTGGAGTTGCTGTAAATCCAGCTGGAGAAGTGAGGGTCACGGGCCCGCTGGTCAGCGCGATCGTCTGCACGCCGGCAAACAACCCATCTACCGAAACCATGTTCGGATTGACGTCGTTCTGCCCCCAGAGATCGACATCGGCGCCGGTGAGCGGAACGATAAGCCCGGAATTGACTGTGCGCGGATTGACCACGATCTACCCCTTAAGTACGCGGCGGCGTTGCGATCGGGTCTGGCGACTTCGATGACCAGCCCTGTGAGCCGAACTTCTTCCTGATCTCCTCCATCCTAGCAGAGTCGATCAGGGTTTTGACATGGCCTTCCCACGTCATGGCCTGCGCGGGGTTGTCGCCCATCGACGAGAAGTTCTGCTGATAGCCAGCCGAGAACACCAGTGCTGCAGCGAGGAAAACATCCGGCAAATACTGGCTAAGGAACGTGGTCTGATTGGCCGCCGACAGTGGCAATGGCCGGATCGTCCCGACAACTTCAACGGTGTAATCCGCATCGGGCCACGGCCCTATGATCCAGTCCTGCTGGCTGATCGGAGCCATGTAGTTTGGTACCCCAGCGCTGGCCGAACTTGTCCACGTCATGTCGAGATATTCTTTCGACACCGGGAGCATCGAGACGCGCGTTCCCACTTCGGGGTCGACCGTTCCCGCTGGCACAATGATATTCATCTGCTCGACAACGACGAATGGATTCCCCGAGATGGTCGGCAGCGTGAACGTGCGCTGCAATGGAGTGAGGGTGCCTGTCTGCCGGGTCACCGTCGAGAGCAAATCAAGCTCGCGATAGAGCCGCTGCTCAGCGTCATCGATAATGTTCGGCAGAGCCTGCACATAGCCTGGATCACTCGATGGCACCGTAATCATATTCGCCAACGACAGCACGAAGGTGTTGTAGGTGAGACCGGCCATTCCCCTAACTCCGCTTCTTCAGATCAGCGATCTCGGCGGCCTGCGCTGTTGCGATCGCATGGAGTTCCTGGATCGCCTTGATCAGCGGCGCGTAAAGTTCGCCATAACCGATCGACTTGACGTCGAGCCCACCGGCGAGTGCCTGATCATTGAGCCCAGCCCACTCAGGTGCGACCTGTGCGACCTCCTGATAGATCAAGCCCTGATGAAACCGAGCGCGCTTCTTGGACCCATCCTTGATCGGCCGTGACCACCAGGATCGACGCCGATTCTCCCACTCCGGATCGGTCGACAATGGAACGGCAGATTCCGCATAGTCGTCACGCAGGTCCAAGCGGTACTCGCGCGGACGTAGCGACAAGATGAAATCGAGGCCGAAACTGGTATCGCGCACATCGGCCTTGTCGCGTACATCGGACCGTACCTGCAGGGCCGAGAATGCGTACGGCGCCTGATTGGAATCGCCAAGCTGGAGCTGGCCCGAACCGGTGACCTGGGCATTAAATCCGATCGCCGTCGAAAGAGAGACGCCGGCCGGCGTCATCGCCCCAGCAGAAAGGCCGACAAAAGTGCAGTAATCAACCTCTCCACCAACGTTCCCGGCGTCTTGTCCGACGAAGGTGTTTTGAGACCCGATCGGCAGGCCGTACCCGGCCCGGTTTCCAATGAAGGTGTTTCCGGAATGGGTGGCATCGAAGACGCCGGAATAGCCGGCGCTGTCACCCACGAAGGTATTACCGATGCTGCACACCGCATTGTATCCAGCGGTGGTGCCAATCATGACGGATACCGTCCCCGTCACGTCATACAGGCCAGCCTTCGCGCCAACGGCAACGAAACTACTGCCGGTCTGATGATGCAATAGCGTGTCACATCCCAGTGCCGTGACATAGTTGGCTGTATTTGCATAAGCGGCCCGCAGCCCGACGGCAGTGAGGCAATAGGCTCCCGATGATCCGCCAGCAGCCAAATATCCAACGGCAACCGAGTAGGCACCATTCCAAGTAAATCCAGCGTCCCCACCCATCGATTGGGCGCCCAGCGCCGTCGCGCCGTAAGCGGCAACTCCAGTGACCGGGGATACGGTATAGGTGACGGGTCCATTCATGTACCCAATGCGGATATTGGCGCCCGATGGGCCGCCAGCAGGCGTATCGCCGACGATAACCGGCTGGGTCGAATAAGTTGGTGGAGTCTGCGCCGAGGCTTCCTGGATAAGAAGTGGCGAGGCAACGACCGCGGCGATCAGGGTGCGGCGCGTCAACAATTCAGATGGCGACATTTTTTCGTTCATCTCAACGCACTCGTGTTGCTCGAATGATGCCGGTGGCCGTTGCCGTTCCACCGGTAAAAAAGCCCCGCGCGACCAAAAAATACGTCGTTGTTGTCGATAACTGCACCCGAAGCGGGCCCACCTCCTCACCTCCTAGTGTGGAGGTCGAATTATTCGGGGTCTGTAGCCTTTCCAGGAAATATTGTCCGGCAGCGGAGGTTTGCGTGGCGCTGGTGAGCGAGATAGAGTGGTCCCGAATGGTGAATAGGGCGCCGCCAGTCGCGTCATAGATGACGGCGCCATTGATGTCCCACTCACCTGCCGTCAACGATATCTGCGTTATGTTGACTGCGGTCCCCGATGACAGCGCGATGGCGCTGCCATTATTGGAAACGAACTCTCCAACATCCCCGGCGGCCGCGCCGCTGTTGGTATTAGTGCCCTGGATTGGAATGCCGCCTCCGCCAGAGCGAGAAAGCGCCCCAGTCGTGGTTGCGATCAGCAGCGCGCTGTCCTGAATGCTCGTGCCACTCGTGCCGTTATAGCGGGCGGCAGCCGTACTGGTGGATGATCCCGGGCCGGTGACGTTGCCGCCGCCGGCTGGCGTGGACCACGTCCCATCTCCGCGCCAGAATGTCGAGCTGCTCGCAGCGGTGCCGCTATTGAGGTTGGTGACCGGCAGGTTTCCGGTGACGTCACTGGCAAGCCGCACCGTCAGCGTATTGCTGGCGCCATTGATGGTCTTGCTGGCCAAGGTTTGCGCGCCGGTATCGGTAACGAGCGTGCCCGTAATAGCGGGAAGCGTAAGGGTTACCGTACCGGCCGCGGCCTGGGGAGTGATCGTCACAATCCCCGAGGTCGAGCCCGACAGGCGGATCGTGCCCATCGTTGTGCCCGCGACACCAAGGAGCGGGGTCGCACTGATCGACGGGACCCCAGTCGCCGAGGTGTTGAGAATGCCGCCGTTGACTGTCGCAAGACCGGAAACGGCATTTGCCGACGACGAATAGAGCAACTGATTGATCGTGGTCGTGACCGGCCACGTCGAAGTGGACCACGCTGGCGCGGCAGACGCGCCGGATCGCAGCATCTGATTCGCAGTCGCGGTGCCGGACAGGATCGCGAGGTTAGCGGCTCCCGAATAAACAATGCCGCCGTTGGAGGCGATGAGAGTCGTATAGGGGGCATCGATCGAGACAGCGCCGGCACCACTCACCGAGATCGGCGCGACACCAGTGACCGCTCCACCACCCGACGAGGTAACGCAGGTCGGACAGGTCAAGTTGCCGGTGACGCCGTTTAGGACGATCGGCGCCGACGCATTAACCGCAAAGGTCCCGGTTCCAGATATCGTCGGCAGTGTCAGGGACCCGGTACCAGCCGCCGCCTGGGCGAAGATGCTCACGGCGCCACTGGTCGAGCCTGAGAAGCTCAAGGAGCCGCCCACCGATCCGGCGACGCCAAGCACCGGGCTGGTGGTGAAAGCCGGCCCAGCGCCCGCCAGAACCCCACCAGCCAGCCCTGTGATCGAGACCTGACCAGTGGTAGCGTTGATTGCGAGAGGCGCTGATGCGGTCCCGACCAAGGTGCCGGACGAAGTAGGGAGCAACAGCGTGGCGCTCCCAGCGGTCGCCTGAGCGCTCAGGCGGACCAATCCAGAGGTGATGCCGGCAAATCCAATCTGCCCCGTCGAGGTGCCGGAAATGCCGAGGACCGGCGCATTCGTTGCGATCGGTACCGCCGTAGCTGTGGTGGGGTTGCCCAGCACTGTGCCGCCACCGATCGGCGTCAACGCTCCCGTCGGGATCGTAATCCAGGTAGCAAGGCCCGACGAGGCCGTCGCATTGCCACAGACCCGGTTGCCGGGCGCCGTGGTACCACACTGCGCGAGCGCTGCGGACGGCAAAAGAATGGACAGCCCCAGCCCGACCAGGAATGAGAGCGCGCGAATCGACTTCATCAGGCGGTCCCCAAAATCCAGGAATGAATGGCCGCGATCGGCCGGAAGATGTAGCCCCCGAACGGGGTTTGAATTGGCACGGTGGCGACACTTCCGTTCGCAACCTCGCCGTTCGAGAACGTGCAGGTGATGATGCCGGTCACTCCATCAGCCGTCCCGGCGACATCCTGCACCAGCGGCTCGACCGAATACGCCACAGCTGCCTGAAACTGGATGTAGGTCGGCTCGGCGATCGATTTGTTGATGTAGATGCGCCCATCGAGCTGCTGAGGAATGTAGGGATCACCGGGGTCGGTGTGCTCCCCATCGACGATGATCACGGATTTGATGGAAAGCGCGACCAGAAGAACCGCCAACTGCGTCGTGGTCATCTGATAATTGACACCATTGGTGGCAACGGGTTGGCCGGCGCCAGCTGCCACGATCTCCATGATCTCGGTGCCATCGAGCGTGCCGGTGAACGCCGGCAGGTCGGTCATCTGACCGCCGTTGAACACCACCGGAAAGACTGGGTTGACGCTCACGATGCCCTCACTGCGTGTCGTAATATTTCAGGACTTGCAGATAGCGTGGCCGGCCACCCTGCAGCACGCGCGGCTGGCCGCCCTCGACGAGACGCGGCCAGTATTCGTCAATGGCGTAGGGCTCCGGCAGGGCTCGCATCAACGGTTCCGGGTCCGGCGACAGCACAATCGAGCCCAGCTGGCGCTGCGGGATGTCGAGGCAGGTGTCACAGACTTGGAGGTTGAGCGAGATCAGCCGGAGCCCGGCCCATTGCATCTGATCTTCGAGGTCGACCAGATTGTACTGGAAGCCGCAACGCTGACAGGTCGCCCAACCGCGCGGGCTTCGCGGGTTGGTTCGTGCTGCTTTGGGATGCGGTCTCCAGGCCATAGTCCCCTCATACCATCGAGCATCTAGCGGCGATAGTAGGAGCTGATTCCCGGCGCGATCGTGGTGGGGACATTCTCGGTGTTCTGTGTCGCCGCGATCGTCCAAGCCTCGGCCGCATCCGCCTTGCGCACCACCTCCGTTGCCGCATCGGCGTAAGGCCGCGACAGGCGATGCGCCATCCCGGCCACGAACCAATCCAGCCACAGGTACGGCAGATCGGGTGTCTCGCCACCAGCGAGGTTGGCGTCCTGCATCTGGATGCAGCGGTAATAATTCAGCGTGTAATTGTTGCTCTGATCCGGCACCGGCCACACCGTGATCGTCGGCGAGATCAGGCGATCAAACCAGTAGCAGGTCGGCCGTCCCGGCGTGTCCTTGTTCGAAAAGGAAGCGTACTCGGTGCGCGAAATTGGCGTGATGTAGATGTCGTTCGCCGACGCCGGTGTATTCTGTCCGGTGGTGATCCAGGCGTCCAGAATCATCACCGCCTTGGCGTCGACGGGGTAGGTGGATTGAGCGTTGACCAGCGGCGTCGAGACCTTGTCCACCTTCCACAGGTTAACCTGCTTGTTGGCTGCCTCGGCCAACAGAAAGTTGAGTTCGCGCCGCGCGGTCATCATGTGCTCGACGCGGATCGATGGCGCAAAAATCTTGATGCGCTCATAGGCCGCGAGAACCACTTCTCCATTCGAGACACTGAAATTATACGTGCCGCTGCTAGCCATCCGATCCTCCTAGATCGTCACCTGGATGATCGCTGACATCGGCGATGCATTCCAGTTCTGATCTACCACAAATACCTGAATGCTGTGCGTTCCGGCGGGAAGTGCCTTGGTGGTCGTGAATGAGAATCCGGCGCTGGCCGCCACACTGTTCATGGTCGGGCCTGGATTGAGCAGACACGCCGGCCACGGCAGATCGACGGCATAGACGTTGACGTAATACCCTCCGGCAATGCCGTTCGAGGCTGGCGCCGTGCCCGTTACTGCGACATTGCTGCCGCTCTTGACTGCGGTCACCGAAGTCGGGACCGCGGGCCGCGGAGGTTGCGCGAAGCCCAAGCTGGAAGAAACCTGCTGATTCGTCACGTATCCGGCGTTGCCGTTGGTGGCACTCAGCCGGGTCATGTCCCAGATGCCGTACTGGGTGACGTTGGTCGCCTGTCCTGCCGATGAGAAGATTTGACCGTCGAAGGAGGGCCCCTGGTTGCCGTGGAAATCGAAATAGAGATCATGCGCGGTGGAGTTGTCGTTGCTGCTGCTCGCCGTGCCGCCGGTGCCGGCGAAGACGAGGCTCTGGGAGAACGCCATCGAGGCACCGGTCCCGAGCCCGATGCAGACCGAATGATGGACGTTGCTGTTCTGGCCCACATAGGTGCCGACCCCGCCGACGCCGAAGTCTGAATTGCGGAAGAACGTCGCCTCGGTCGGGACACCACCAACAGCCGCGGGCTGCTCGACGAAATTGAACCCGTAGTCGATCAGGTTATAGGAGGCCGTAACCGTCTGCAGGAAGTCGAAGTGGACGCCGGAATAGCCGCCGGAAAAGCAGGCATTCCAGCGGATGTACCACTGCACATTCGCTGGCGTCGTGCCTGTGACGTCATTCTGCAGGCGCAGCGCATCATCGTTCCAGTTGTGGATGTAGTTGTACTGGACGGTGCAGGTACCGGTAGTGTTCTCCAGGGCGACGCATTGGCTGGAGGTGGTCGCGCTGTTGCCGTCAAACTCGCAATACTGAAGCAGACCTCCGGGACCGTTGAACAGAACGGCGAGGTCCGATCCCAGGCCGGCGCCGGCCACCCAGAGGCAGTTCTGGATGATCGCGTTGCTGCCATTGACCACGAGCGACACGCCGCCGCTTACGGAGAAATCCCAGCCATCCATCGTGACATTGTTGCCGGTGATGGTCACCGAGTTGCCCGACCTGGAGACCCCGGACGGCAGCGTCTGTGTCAGGACGTTCTTCAGCGGCTTGGCCGCATCGTTGATGCCGACCGGATAATCGACGCCCGCCACCTTCCACGGCGGCTGCCATGTCGGCTGATCGAAGCGCCGCGCACTGAACCCGCCATAGCCGTTCAAGACGGTAGGGAATTGCGCGCCCGCCGCAATGACTGGCGCGCTCAATGCTCCATCCGCCCAGATGTTGATCGTAATCGTCGCCGAGCCCGATCCGGCCCCATTGCTGGCCTGCACAGTGAGACCCGCCGTCTGAAACGGGAAGGCCCCATCAAAATCGGTCGGCGCATGCGATGCGTAGGTGATGACACCAGCATTGCTGATCGCGAAATTGCCGTTCGGGTCACCGGCTATGATCGACCACCCGGTCGGCGAGTTGGTCGCAACAGCGGTGCCGATCGTCGCCCCAGAAACCGCCGGTGACGAGGTGGTCATTGTGGCCGATGTAACGACCGGGGCACCTCCTCCGCCACCGCTAGGCGGGGCCCCGGAGAACTGAACGATCTGCGCATTGATTGGAGTGATCGCCGTCGAGGCGAGACCAATGAGAGCCAGCCTGCGAGAAATTTTCATCGTCACTGATGCTTGAATGTCAAGATGGCCACGATCCAGTCGTCCAGAGCGCTGCTCGTGAAGGTCGCGGCGATCGCGCCCGCGGATGACTGAACCTGATCTTCCGTCATATAGGCCGAAGGAGACGATTGGCGCTGGGTGAAACCGGTGCCGGCGACGATGGTGCCATTGCCGCTGGCATTCACCGTCGTGCCGTAGATCAGCTCGCCGGCAGCGGTGGTTGTGACGTTCCCGGTCGTAATGGCGTTGGTGCCGATGGTTCCGTTCACGGTCACCATGACGTGCTGATCGAGCGCGCTCGTGGGCGCCACCCCGGAATAATCATCGGCGACCACGGCCCAGAAAGTTCCAGCGGCCGTTGACGTGCAGGTAATGACCGTCGGGCCTCCGGCGACGTTCAGCGCATATCCGGTGGTGTACCAGAATCCCGTCGTGGTCTGCGAATCAACCGTGGTGTAGGCGTTGCCCTTGTCGTCGCTGAACGTGAAGGTGGCCGCGCCGGAAGCGGAGCCACATGAAGCGACGACAAGGTCCCCAGCGCCGGCCGCGCCCGGGAGTGTCGTGGAAAACGACGTCCGCGATGTCGCACCTCCGAGGGTCACATTACCCTGTACCCAGGTTGGCGTTCCCGGAGGCGGACCGCCGCCGGTGACGGAGCCGGCGCCGGTCATTTGCATCCTGGTCGCGGCCGAAAGCGGCGAGATCAGCGCCGCCGCTATCAGACCCAGACCGAGAAAGCGACCGAGCATCTATAGCCTCAGAACTTGGTGTAATAGACGGTGGCCTGCACGGCGTTCGCCGCCGATGCATTGACGCAAAGCGCGTTCGCCGCAGCGGTCTTCAGGCCGGTGTAGAAATCGCCCCTGTCAACGATGCCGCTATTGGCGGAGAGCTGGTAGGCCGCCGTCATGTTCGAGGGCGACGTCGCGCAGTTGGTGCCGGTGCCGTACACCAACTTGACGTTGGTCGCGGTGCCTCCGGTGGTGATCGCATAGCCGCAGACATAGATGGTCTGGCCCGAGGTGAGCGCCACGAGCTGTGTCGACCCCGACGTCGAGGCATCATAGACAGCCGTGCTATCGCATTGGATTTGCCCGCGCAGCGTTCCGGATGAATTGACACCAGCATAAATCGCCGAGGCCGACGGGGCAGCGCCGGTGGCGGATGACGCCGCATCGCGCGTGCGAAGCGCTCCACCTACGTCGATCGACAACGGCGACGTCTGCGCGGTGGTGTAGGTGGGCGCGGCGGTCGTGACCGCGCCCATAACCATTGAGCCGCTCTGCCCTGACGTGGTCGACCCCTGCGCTAGGCCAGTTGCCGACGTCACGTTGACGCGCAGGGACCCAGAGGTGTCCATCGAAAGCGGGTTGGTGGTTGCGGTGGTGTAGGTCGGGGCGCCCGTGGTCACCGCGGCTTGCGTGAGACCACCAGTCTGGCCTGATGTCGTAGAGCCCTGAGCAACAGCGCCGGAGGATGCTCCGGCCTTGATGTTGACCAGAAGATTGCCGGCATTGTCCATCTGGAGCGGGCTCATATTGCCCGATGTGATGGTGGTCGGCGTCGTGTTAAACTGGCCCAGTATCAGCGCGCCATTGGCGATCGAGGCGCTGTTCTGCGTCGATGTGCCGATCCCCCACAAGGCTGGAGCCGCGGGCGACACCCGCAGGCCTCCGCCCGTATCGATGGACAGCGGACTGGATTGAGCTGCTACATAAGTGGGGGCAGCATTCGTCACCGCACCCATGACCAGTCGAGCGAGCTGACCAGACGTTGCCGAGTTTAGAGGCAGGATACCCCAAGTCGATGCCGTTGTTGGATTGACGGTCCCGGTGGTGCCAATCGATACCAGATTGGTGGTGCCGGGCGTCGTTTGATCGATTCCTACTTTGCCAATGATGGCCGAGCCGGCCACCAGCGCGGGAAGGGTCGCGAGAGATGTCGGCTGCGTCACTGCGCTACCGTCGACCTTCAGAGCCGTCGCATTGGCTGCGGTGTTCGCCAACGAGACCTGGACCGGCGCCGCGGCAACGCCAAGCTCAGCACCTGATGCATTGCGCAGATTCACGAAGAACGCGCGCTGCGCCGTCATCTGCACCAGACCCTGCTGACCCGTTGTCAGCGGACTGGTGGTAGCCGTGGTTTGGAAGAAGCCACCACTTGGAGCAAACAACGATGTTCCAGCCACGAATGCGGCGGCGTCGGCAGCGCTCGCCCCTGACCCCGAGCAGTTCGCGCAATTGATGAAGGCAAGGCCGCCCGACACCTTCAGCACGCCGACGTTCCCCGCCGCGGTGCCGTCTACAGTGCCGCCCATGAGAACCGGGGGATTGGCCGCAGGCGATCCGGCCGCAGTTGGGCCGAACACCGCGCCTCCGCCGCCGCCGCCCCCTCCGCTAATGGGCAGAGGATTGGACGCGGTGATGGGAGCGCATATCGTCCCGGTCATGACGCACAGACGAACAGTTTGCGCCTGACCGGAGGCTGTCACTGTCGCAGCCATCGTGGCCACGAGACCTGCAAGAACCGCCAGAACAAAGCGCATCTCTTCCCCCTACATCACTCAAAAATTAATGCGCGGTCCAGGCCGCGCCGTTGCAATAAACCGGGACGCGAACCGCGCCGCCGCCGATCAGGGCTCCATTGTAGGTCGGCGCCGTCGCATCGCTGGCGACTGCCATGGCATCCTGCAGGCCCGCGTTGCAGGTCGGCAGCGTCGCCACCGTATACGATTTCAGTTTTAGCGGCGCACCGGCCACGATCGATCCGGTGCCCTTCGAGGTGAGAGTGAGGTCGATGTTGGTGTCGACGCCACCGGCGGCCACCGAAGGAGATGCGCCAGCATCATTGCCATTGATGATGATGACGTTGCCGTTCGCGGCGAGGCTTCCGATGTCGGCGATGCGGGCGAGCAGCCGGGTGTGCGCTAGGTTATAGAAATTGTACTGGCCCCGCCCTGTGGTCTGGAAATCGATGCCGATGGTGGCGTCGGTCCCAGTTGCTGCAATGATCGGCGCAGGCAATCCGCTGCCCGCGATCGAACCGAGGAACGCAAGATAATTGGTGGTCTGGCCTTGCGTCGTGGCGGGCGGCTGGAAGCGTCCGATGTTGTTCTCAAACTGATCGGTGAACGCCACGCCATTGGTGCGGAAGATTTGCTTGACCAAGGTGCCGAGCGCGTTGTTGTCGGCGCGGATCACAGCCGAGTAGGCCGGCGTGGTGTCGCCGCCGCTGAAGCGCCATTGGACTTCATGTCCCTTCGCCATGACGAGGGCTGGCGCCGGAGCTACAGGGGTGTTGACGCCGTCATTCCCCCAGATGGCGTTGGCACCGATGACGATGCCCTTCATGAATTTCCCATGGTTGTTCGCGATCATCAGCGCGGCGCTGGCCGGGTTCACGGATGCGCCGGCAAACCCGGTCTCGCCACCGGAGCCGAGCAGCAGGTCCAGCGTCATGCCCGTTAGCGAGGTGCCTCCGCCATACGGATCGGTGTTGACGACGCTCCCGAGATTGGCGACGTCCATCTCCATGCCCTGGATGCCGCCAGCGATCGCGGCGCCCGATACGCCGTAAGTCACGGTGGTGCCGTTCGCGACGGTCGAGGTCTCTGACAACGTCGCAACCCCCGTGCCGCCGTTGTAGGCCGTGATCCACGCTCCCTGCGCGACGCCGGTGCCAGTGAGGCCGTTGCCGACCACTGGTGCGGTGCTCGGGATCGGATTGAAGGTGAATGTCGTACTGGCGACGCCGCCGGTGCCGCCGGTGCCGGTCGTGGAGGTGTCGGCTGCCCGAACGACGTGCGTATAGTTGCCCCAGGCTGACCTACGAGAGCCCTGGGTGGCGTTGAGATAGTCGTTGAGGGCAAACCCCAGGAAGCCGATGGAGCCCGTATCCGTGGGGTTCATATCGCTTGTGCGGGACCCTCCGGCAATGGCGGTCGCGCCGCGCTGCGACACCACCTCGAAGGTGGAGCGGCTGTCGAAGTAGGTCATGTAGCCGGCGGCCTGCTTCGCTACCCACGTCGAGACCACGGGAAAGCGCTTGCCATCCGTGATGACGGCGCCACCGATCAGCACCCTGTCGGCAAGACGCTGGATCACTGCCGGCGGCGTGTCATCGCTGAAAATGGAACCGGTCATCTTGCTGGTGACCTGACCAGCGATTCTGTTGCTCCACTGGGCGGACGCCGACGCGCATGAGAGGAGCAGCGTCAGCGCCACAAGAATCCCCCTCATGCGTCATTCCTCAGTTGGTGGACATGCCCTGCTGGGTCTGAAAGCGGATCGAGCCCGCCGTCAGGGTGGCGATCACAAGGCGCGCGCGGGTGATGGGCGTGGTGACGATGCTGATCATGCTGGTCGCGGTACCGACCGGAATATCCACGCTATCGAACCACGCCGCAGTGGCGTCAGTCTTCAGCGGGTCGCTGAAATCGTCGATCGTGAACTGCATCGAATAGGCCGCCGGACCGGTGGTCACAGTGCAGGCAACCGTCATATTGAATGGGGCGATGGAGGGATCGAAGTCCACCGACGGCTTGGTGCCGATCGTGGTGTACAGAACATCGTGGTTGAGCATCACGTGAGCGATCTCCTCTCAGACCGCTCAGTCGCCCTGCTCGATGCCCGGAAACTTGCGGTGGACCTTCTCGCGAACCTTCTTCTTGAGGTCCGCCGTTCCGAATTGACTTACACGCGCCAGCGCGTTCCTTGCGTGGGAGGCATCAGGCACTGGATACGAACGGTCAGGGCCGGCAAATTCCTTCGCCGGCAGCGCCTTCCGATCCGATGTCGTGAGCCGCGCCACGGGTTCTTACTTGCCTGCGCGATGGGCCGACGAGAACGGGTTCTTGTCCGCCCCGACGCCGCCGCCACGCGCGCGCCGCGGGCGATCCATGCGCATCTTCGCCATGTCACCTTCCGGCTTGCCGTGCTTCTTGACCTTGCCACCGCGCTTGCGCTCGGCCGCTTCCTTGAAGACGTTCGGGTTACCGGAAACCTTCTCGGCCATCTTGCCTCTCCTAGCTCTGCCAGTTGACGGTCTGGACGTACCGCATGGTGATGGTGACGGAGCCGGCCGTGGTCGCACCCACCACTGCAACGGTGCATACCACATCCTTATTGGTCCCGGTATCCAGCAAGGCGGTCATCTGTGCCAAGGTTGGAGCCACCGGCCCGATCGTTCGACCGGCCGCGGCCTTGACGTCGATCGACGTCGCATACTGCGCGCCGAGAGCCGCGGTGCCAATCGTAAGACCGGCCGTGGTCGCACTATCGAACGCTACCGTGCGGTCGATCAGGAAATCCATGATCTGGCAGTGCTCGGGAATACGCATGGTGGCGCTGACGTTGTTGGCGCCATTCTGCGTAATCGTGACCTTCTGCGTCAGGACACACAAGCCGCTGTCCGGCGGATTGGTGCCGGCATACTGGTTCGGCCCTGAGATGATCGGACCTGCGAATTGAGTGCCCGGTGCTGGCATTTCTTGCTCCTAGTGAAGGCTGAACCCGTCGATCTAGCTCGTCGGGTACTCGCCCCATGCAGCGCGCGGGTCGTTGTAGCCGAACGAGTAGCGCTCGTAGGCCTTGACCAGCAGGTTGTCGGTGATGTTGTCGACCCACATGTCGCTCTCATACGGGATGCGCATCATGTGGATCAGGCCCTCGATGTTGGTGGTGACGAACCACGCAAAGTTCGAGGTGAGGAAGTCCATCACCAGGAAGCCTTCCGGCAGGCCGCCGGAGGTCGTGAGGATGGCGTTGACGTCGTTGTCCGCGGTGCCTGGACGCAGGTCGGTCTTCAGCAGGCGGATCGCCACCGGCTGCAGATTGACCGGAACGACCAGCCGGCGCGCGCGGGCCATGATCTTGAGGCCGCGTTCGTTGACGAAGTTCGAGCGGACATTCGCCATGACGGCGAGGAGGCTCGATTCGTTGAGCGACTTCGGCGTCGCCGACGTATTGGCCCACGTGCCCTGATCCCACGGATGAGCCGTCGAGAACAGTGCCTGACCGTCGCCGATCTGGCTGGAGTTGTAGACGTTGCCGAGGTTCAGGACGTTGGCGCCCTGGATTTCCTTGAACTGCGCAAACGACTCCTGGAGCTTCAGGTTGGTCGGGTTGAACTGCGCCTTGTAGAGGTTGTCGTCGATCGCCTTGCGGGTGATCGCGTAGCCCAGCGCCACCTCGATGTGCACAAACGCCCAGGTGAAGCGCTCACCGGCGTTGTTGTCGAACTGGGTTGCCGCGCCCTCATCCTTGAGGAACGGCAGCGCCACGAACGCCATCTGGGTCGAGCGCTCGACCGCCATCGCCGACTTGTGGGTCTTGAAGACCTTGTCCCACTGGCGCGGGATCATCTCATAAGAGCCACGGACGTCGAACAGTCCCGGCAGCAGCTCCGACCGGATACTAGCAAGTGCAACAGGCATTTTTAGCTCCTAATCGTGCCGGCTCAGGCTTACTGGCCCAACAGCTGCTTGAAGTTCTCGTTGTTGAAGGTGACGATGCACCAGCCGAACGGCGTGGTGGGGTCATTGCCGTTGCCGACAACCCCGAAGTTGCCGGAACTGGTCACCGGCGCCACGACGCGGAACGGCGCGGTGGAAACGGTGGTGAGACCATCAACCGTCGCCCCCGAGAAGCCGTTGGCGGTGTTGCCGGTGCCGATCGTGAAGTTGATGTTCTCGCCGATGTTGGCGGTCACAACCGACGTGTTCGTGGCAGCGGCCATGAACAGAGCGTTCGGAGCGTTGATGATGTAGGCGGTCGCATCGACCGCGGCCCCGGCACCGGGCCAGAACGGCGACCACTGCGGGGTCCCGCCGACCGGCGTATACATGCAGCCGTCGAAGACGCCGGCCAGCATCGTGGTGAGCGCGCTGGTGCCCTGCTGCAGCTTACCCGTGGTCGGATCGTAAACGACCGGGTCGCCGCGGAAAATCTTGGTGGTGTTGGTCGACAGGATCGACGCGGTTGCGAGCTGGTAGTCGGGCGCTCCGCCGGAGGTGTATCCGATATGACGGAAGCCGAAAGCCGTCTGGGTATTGGCCACGAGAAATCGCTCCGATGTTCGGAGGCCGTTCCTAGCGCGCGTGGCTGGAATGTACGCCTGGGTTTCGTCCAACCACAGCCTGCGGTCGGTAGAGTGGCAGGGCGTCTGCCGGATCATTCAGGCCGTTTCGGCGGAATGATCATGCTGCGGATTGCAGCGTCGAAATCATCCCTACAGCAGAAGTTCCGATATTGTCAACATCTTGTGACGCTACTCGGCGGCCTGCGCACCACTGGTAGCAACTTCACTCTGCTGCTTCTCGGTGCGATCCTTCGCAAAACAACCAACGAAAGCGTGCGGCCCCTCGTGCGTGAATGTGTAGGCGGTCGATGCCCACACCTTGCCGCCAGTCCCGCGAAAGCGCCGGCAGAACGAGATGTCTTCACTCACCTTTCCTTCCGGCGCGCGCAGGCAATCGAACAGACCGAAGGTGCGCTTGGCGCCAGCATAACGCATATCCGGGATCGTCATGTAGGGGCGCACCAGCTCGGGGAATTTCTCGATCATCGCCGTCACAGCGTCTCGCCGAATCAGCAGGCACCCCGCGCCGAGCCCATCGACCTCGATGAAGCCCTGCCGATACTCGGGCTCGGGAGTGCCACTGATGACCCACTCCAGCGGATAGGTGCGCTTGGGGTAAATGCCGCCAACCACCGGCTCGTTGAATGTCAGCATGTCGAGCACAGCCTGGGGCGGAAAGCCAACGTCGGCATCGAGGAACAGCAGGTGCGTCGAATCCGGCATGACGTCGTACCAATACGACAGCACCATGTTGCGGATTTCCTCGATGTCGGGCCACGAGAATGAGGCGATCGAGGCAGCGATTCCCTTCGCCATCAATGCGCTCATCAGCGCGTGGCTTGTCTCGAATGTCGTGGTGGTGATCTGCCGACCGAACGCCGGGACGAACACGAAGACCTTAGCCATAACGGCGCAACCTCAAACGCAGGATGATGCGATTGCGGGGCACCGATCGATGGTGACCCGCGATGAAGACCAGCATGGCTGAGGAGCGTCTCAATTTGTGCTCCTTTTGCCATGCACCATCTTTTGGAATGGGCTTTGCTCCATACCCTCCGGCGAGATCGGCAGACTTACCTTGAGGCCGTCAATGCTGACGGTGGGGGTATGGAAATTGAAGCCGGTCTCAACGCCCAGGAACTGAAATGGCTTCTTGCATTCGGTGCAGTGAACCGTCACCTCGGCCATGAACCTGCCGGTATCCTCCAAGCGAATCACATCGACCCGCGCGGAGAAATCCTTGTGTGCGCAGTTCATTCCTCGAACCCAGCATCACCTTCGACAATGTGCTGTGCGCGCGGGATGTCTTCGCCGCGGTCATTGAAGTCGATGTTGATCTTGCCGGCATTACGGCGGCTGCGCGCCACCTCGGCGCCGGGTAGCGACTTCTGGGTCAAGCGCAGCGCGTCGGTGCGATCGCGCAGCTGGGCCTTTGCGTGCGCCGTATCCTCGGCCCGAGCCTCATCGCCGAGCGATGTGGGACGCTCCTCCAGCCGCAGGCCACCCACCACGACATCGCCTTCATAGCCCACCGGGGTCCAGCGGCCGGCATGGCGCGCTGACGGCACCGGACGCCAGCCGTTCTGGTACATCTGCAGGTCGCCCTGCAGGATTTCATTGATCCCCTTGTTGAGGATCGTGACTGGGTTCCACTGATAGTCCCAGCCATGCGGGATTTCGTTCGCAGGCACATCGAGCGGATCGCCGGTCATGACGCGCCGCCGCGTCAGATGGGCGCCATCACGACCCAGGGCGATGACGGCACCATCCCGCGGATTCTCGCGGGCCGCATCGCGCGCGGCCTCGGCGCGTGGCGGCACCGGGCGAGGATTGCCTCGCTGAACCGGCGCAGAGGCCTGAGCCTGCTGGCGCGGCTGCGGCTTGGCTGCCGTCTGGACCCGGCGCTTCCGGGTGCCCTTGCGCTTGGCCGGCATACGAGTGATCTGCGGGGCATCGCCCATCGGGTCATTCATCGGGGGTTTCCTTCAGAGATTTGCGCACATTCTCGACTGCGATCGGCAGCAGGATGGCGCGGAGCGTGGGCCACCATGGCGCACCCTTATCGACATCGATGGCAGTATAGAATTGATCGGCGATAGGTCCCGGCGCAAGGGTGCGGTCCTTGCGCACCACTTCACCTTCCAAGCGATCTCGCTCGGCGAAGATGGCCTTGATGTGGGGCGTCATTTCCCTTGGGATCGCGCTGATCGACTCGATCGTCTTATTGGCCTCGATCACCGTCGCCCCGCCGCCGATCTCGCGCACGAAGTCGCCACCCAGCTCTCCGGGCTTGGACTGGGTGGCGATACGAACGCTGCCGGTGATGCCATTAGCCGCAGCGCGCGCGGCCCAGTCTTCCTCGCGCCAGCGCGCCATATCGATGGCGCCCCGCTTCAGCTCCAGCACGGCCTCGGACGGCTTCTCCATCAGCTGGAGGCCGCCAAGTTGGACGTCTCCAGATGTGCCCCACGGTGCGAATACGCCTTCGTGCCGCGAGTAGGGAACCGGGGTCCATCCAGGAGTGATCACGCGCGGATCAGGATCGATCGGATTCCACTGATAGGAGACGCCCTTCGGCACCATCCCGGCCGGCAGAGCGTCATAGGGATCGCGCGGCCGCAGCGTGATCGTGTAGCCAGCGCCCCAGAGATCGTGCAGCTGCTGGGCATCGAGAATGTCGGTGACGGCGCCCATGATCAGGCCTCGAAGCTGTTTTTGTCATAGAGGCCCTGCTTTTGGCCCTCATGCTTGCGGCGCGCCATCTCGGCGAGGCCGATCGGATCGCCCTTCACCCAGCGCTTCTGGCCGGTCGGATCGTCATAGTTCCACACAAGGGTGCCGTCGGTAGCCGACGCCGCCTCCCGAGTGGTCAGCTTCACCGAGGTTGCCCCGCCATTGAGTCCCCCGCCGGTACCACCGCCAGCTGCTGCCGCTGAACTCGGCCGTCGGCCGTCGCCCGTGCCGTTGGTTGGTTTCGGATCGGCCTGCGCTACCTTCTTCACCTTGATGCCATCCTCGATCCGCTTGAAATATTCGTCGCTCTCGACGGCGACATCGTCAGCGATCGCTAGATTGTGCGCCGCAAGCATGCGGTTGTAGGCCCTTGGATCGGTGGCGACCTCGGGGTGTGCCCTGATCCATGCTGCAGACTTCGGTGTCATGCTGCCGGCGAGGTGCTCGACCGGATCGGTCGTCTGCCGGGCCTGGGAGGGCTGCTGGCGGCCCTGTTGCTGATCGGCTGGTTTGGCCTTTGCTTGCTCCTGGAGGTCCTGACGGGCCTCCGTAAGGCGCTGGAGCTGGGTCTCATACCGAGCGATTAGACGCTGAGCACGAGCCATCGCTGGGCCATCGCCGGCCTCGAATGCTGTGGCATAGGCCTGCTCGGCGCCGCGGGCCTCGGCCTCGGTGGCGGCAATCCCATTCTCAACAGTGTCGAGCTGGCTGGTGACGACCTGCCCTTCGGCCCGCTGTAGGCGCTGCTGGGTGTCATCCAGCCGTTGCTGGGTGGTCTTGGCCACCGCGCTGAGCTGGCTGCTCATGGCGGTGAACTGCTTCTTCAGATCGGCAACAGGATCGCCCCCATCATCATTGAGGTCGACGCTCTCAGCGCCGCCGGGCTCGACCTTGGTTACCTGCGTTGTGGTGGTGTCACCCTGCAGATTGATGATCACTTCGTCGTCAGCCATGGTTTTCCTCCCTGATCACCGCATGAGACAAACCCATCGGGACCACCTCAATTCCAGATTTGCACAATTGCTGCCGTGCCCATTCCATGCAGTCCTCACGATCCTTCGGACCGCGGCCGGCATGAACAATCGACAGCACCTCAAACATGACGTCGAGGCACTTCTGAGCCGACGCCGTATCCTGCCGCGCGATCATTCGCAAAAATGGCAGCAGCTCATTCATCGTTTCGGCGAGATAGCCGCCCTCTTCAGTGCGTACACCACGCTCCGCCGCGCGGATGATTTGCACGAGAGGGCGCATCATGGCTTCCCGGTCATGACGTCGATAACGTCGCGCAGCACGCCGGTCCGGCGCTTCGGTGAAAGCCTGTGGATTCGGTGGGCCGCAGCCGCGATATTGTCCCACTCGTTGATGATGAAGTTGCGCAGCACCTCCGGGTGGATTTCGATGCCGAGACGATCGTTGATGACCCTAGCGAGAATTACAGCCGGGTCCGACGGGAGCGTTGACTGCGAGGGTCCGATGCACATCAGAAGTAAATCTCCGGATCAGTCACGCGCATGAGAATGCGGGTGTCCTCAAATAGCCGACACGGCACCTCGTTGATGTTCATTGAGATGCCGTCGGCGGCGACGTACATCACCCAGTCGCCGATCGTCAGGCCGTCACCGTGAAACTGGGCAATGTTGTCGTCCTTGAAGGCACCGGGCCCGAGCGCCACTACGAGGCCGACCGTGCCCTGGTAGCGATCTTCCTCGATCACCTTGTCGGGCATGTAGACGCCACCGCGGGTCATCGCTGGCCGCACATAGGTGGCCACCAGCACCTTGCTGTGAAAAACCTTGGTGTCGTGCTTGCCGAGCGCCTTCAGGATCGCGGCTTTGGGGTCGGTCGAGGACTCGGCGATCTGGCGCATCTTGGTGATCGCGTTTGAACGGGCCATCAGGTCTTCCTTGGCTTGTTGGAAATAATGAACCGACAATAGGTCTTCCAAAGCACCTTATGTGGATGCCGGTCGATCTCTGGCCTAATTCGCCAATACAGCGTAGCGGCCTCAGCAGACGCTCGATCTGCGATATCCGTCAGTCGGAGTTTGGTGGTGTTGAGGACATTATCAGCGCTATCCCCGAAGAACATATACTCGGCGTAAAGATCGCCTGATGGCGCAGTCCGCGGATTTGGCTGCCCGTCCTCGTAGGTGAAAACAAGACCAGCAAATCGCCGCTCAAATTCAGCCGTAAATTCATCGAGGCGCGCCTGCGCCGCAGTAATCTCGACCTGCGTGGCCGAAGTCATGGGTGCATCCCTATTTGAAACCACCCCGCGCGGATGGCTAAGCCTCAAGCTTACGTTGTTCTTCCTTGCACAGACTGATCGCGATGTCGATCCCTTCGATCTTGCCCTTGCGCAGGCGATAGTCCTCAAAGGTCGTGCAGTCGATCGTCGCTAGCTCTTCCACCGCAGCAGCGCGCGCGGCCTGCAGCGTGCCGAGAAGGTTTCGCGCCAGCGATCGGTGGTCGCCGACAAACTCGCGCACAGGCTCCTTCTCGGCGATTCGCATCAGTATTCCTTTGCCTTTTTCAGTCGGCCGAGGCCACCACCGGCGCCGCCGGGAAGCTTCGTGGCCGGGGCGACGCTGCCGGGCGTGCCGCCCTTGAAGGTCACACCCTTGACGCCGCCGCCATAAGCGCGGAACGACTTCACCCCGCCACCCGTATTGAAGGTCACCACGCGTGGCCGGTTCATGTTCTTGATGTCGACCGCCTTAGCCTTGTCGTGCTGGACCGGAGTGCCGACGTCCATTCCAATCGACTTCGCGCCCTTCACGCTGCCGCCGCGAGCCCGCATAGGCGGCCCTGGAGGCATGCCCGGGCCCGGCCCGGCCATCGGGCCGCCCGGCGGCAAGGCGCCCGGAGGAGGTCCCGGAGGCGGCCCTGGAGGCATTGCAGCGGCTGGCGGGGGAATGGGCACCGGAACCGGTTGCGGGGGCTGCTGCTGGCCACCGGTGATCACGTTGACCACGGTCGTGCCTTTTTTGACCTTGCCGCCGGAGGCGCGGCGCGGCCGATCCATCCGCTGCGCGGCCTTGACGCCGCCGATCTCGCCACAGTCCTTGCCGATCATCTTCTTGATCAGCTTCTTGTCCTGCTCGGCATCGGGATGAACACCACCACCGCGCGCGTATTGCTTGGTGATCTCGCCGACGCGAGAACGCTCGACGTTGCTCTGCCGGAACTTGTTGAACGGATGCGCCATTGTTGGGCTCCTTGGATGCGCCCGGCCCGGGCTATTTGTCTTGCGGTTCCACCTTATTGCACGGAATCGCTACGACGTCACCCTCAAGTCGCTTTACACGTAGGCCGTAGTGGAGTAAGCACGCTGCTTACGAGGCCAAGGAGAGCCGAGATGCCCATCCTCACCCTGCTGATCACCATAGCCAGTATGCTGATCACTGTGGCCAGCATGTTTTTTGGCTTCATGGCTCTGCTGGGCGCCATTGTTGAAGCCATTCAGGGACCTGACATAACCCCTCGCTGCAGTATCTGCGGCTGCAGCGTCAACTATCCCTGCTACGATGAATGTGGCTTCGGGCAAGCAGCGCGGGAGCGATCGGTTACTTTTCCCGCCTCTTCTTCGGATTGGCTGGAATAGGCTTTCGCTTCCGGCTCGATATTATCGCACCTCGTTCCGCATCACCGGCAACGCCCATGGCGACCCCGGAACAACCGGATCACCTCCGTGCCACAACTCAGCACGCCGGCAGCGCGGGCACTTCACGACACTGACGTTGGATGGCGCGTCGATAGAAAGGTCGCAGTCGCATGCCACCCTCAGGCGATTGACCATGGAGGTCCAGTAGACGTCCACCAGCCTCACTTCTTGCCCTTCGGCTTCTTCGGCGCCGTCGGCTTTGGTGGGTGCAGCGCAGTGTGCCGGCGCGTCTCCGCGTCCTGTTGCGCGATCCCGACCTTTTCGCCCTCAACAGCCGCCTTCGAGGTCAACTCCCGCTCCGCCAGATCGCGATCCTTCTGATCCATTCCGACCTGATGACCGAATTGCGCGGCCGCGAGCCCATGCTGGGCGCCCTCGCGGGCCATCTGATGATGCGCCTGCTGCTCGGCGAGACCGTGCTGGCGCTGCTCCAGCTGCATCTTGTGCAAGGTCTGCGCCTTTGTCAGGCCGTGCTCTTCCTGGGCCTGGGCAGCCTCCTGGTGCGTCTTCATGACGTCGGTGGTTTGCTTGGTCGCCTCCAGCGCATGCTTCTTGGCGTCCATCGCAAGGCCAGCGACGTCCATCTGGCGTTGATGTGCCGCGTCCTCGCGGTCGCCCTCATGGCCTACGAGGGTCCTGGCGAGGTCGATCGTCTTGCCCTTGATCGAGCCCTCCGACTTCAGGCGCTCCAGCTCCGGCTTCTGCGCGTTCTCCTGCGCATTGACCTGGGCCGTAAGCGTCTTGGCGTCCGCCTCCTTGCCCTTGGCGATCGCCGTGAGCATTTCTGGCGAAGGCGGCTGCTGGCCCGTCGGCTTCGGCAGGATCAGCCCGGTCGGGTCCTCGCGCATCGCCCCCAGGACGCGACGCAGCACCTCATCGTCATCCAGGCGAGCACCGAGCGGCGACGACTTCAGCTCCACCAGCGCGACCGCCTTCATGACGCGATGGATGTGGCTCGGGACATTCGGGTCCGACTTCGGCACCAAGGTCCGCTCATCGAGCGCCTGGAGCAGCTTCTGGACGGTCCAGTATTCCTTGGCGGTACGGGTCTTGTTGCCCTTCCAGAATGATTCCGGGTTCTCGCGGAAAAGATCGGCGTAGAGCGACAGCTCCTCATCCAGCGCCGCATGCTGGCCCTTGTGGGCCGCGGCCATCACCTTGGTGGCCTGCTCGATATGCGCCAGCATGGTACCGACCGGGACGTTCTGCACGCCCTCGCCGACCGGGATATCCGGCGCGCCGCCGACCGCCTTGGACTGCTCGGTGATCTTGTCCATCATGGCCATCAGGCCAGTGGTGACGTCCTTGTAGGGTAGCTGGGCCACGACCTTGTTGATGTCGCGACCACCAGTCTCGATCGGCTGCCATTCACCGGGCGAGAGACGAAAGTTCGAGGTAACCTGCCGTCCGGTCAGCTTGTCGATCAGGCCGGCCGGGAAGTTGGCGAACATGCCGGCGTCGAGTGCGATCCGCCACGCCGCGGTCATCGCTGCCGACGAATTGCCGAGAATGTTGAGCAGGCCAGTGCCGTAGAAGCCGGGGCCCGGGACATACGGATATTTCACGTACATCTTCTTGCGGGCGCAGTCCTCATCCTCCGGTTTCCAGTCGCGCCGGATCGACAGGATCGTCATCGAATCCTTGTCCATCGTCACGAGGTACGGCAGCGGCACGCCCTTGCCCTTGTAGGGCGCCGGGGCAAACTGATCCATGTCGAGTTCACACTGGGTTTCCCACAGCGTGTACGGCATGTCCTCGGGCCGCTCCTTGCGCAGCGCTACGCCCTGGGTCGCCGCGATCTCCTCGTCGACTTGGTTGGTGCCACCGATCGGTGGGGCCAGCACGATGTCGCGATAGATGCCCTTGAACTGGTATCGCTTCATCACCGACTGGCGCATGCTAATCTGATGCGTGATGCGCTCGCAGGCGTCGAAATCCTTCATCGCATCCGACACGATCAGATGCTCGGGCGACACTGATTCGCTGTAGGGCCGCTGCTTCAGTGGGTGGGTGTAGACCTTCTTGAAGCCCGAACCGCCAAAGTAGCAGCCCCACAACAGCATGTGCGAGGTCTGTGGACCGAACTCGGTCGCGATCGTCGTCAAATAGTAGTTCATGTCGCGCTGCAGCGCCTCACCCAGCTCATCCTTCTGCGCGGTCGGCAGATCGGAGTAGTCTGCGATCTTGCAGGGCCCCTTGGCCGGCAGAAGCTCTGCCTGGGCATTGGCCCAGCCACGGAGCACGCCGTCGAGCAGCAACGGATTGGTCACCACCGACTGACCGTCGACCGCTGAGGCGCCGTCGCTGTTCTTGGGGTCTTCCATCTTGAGGCCCAGCAGGTCCATGCCGGCCGCCCGGTTGGCCAGCCATTCGGCCCGTGACTGGTCGTCGGCCGAGATCGCCTCATGAAGCTCGTTGGCGATCACCATCAGCTCGCCCTCGCCGATCTTGTCGACGAGATTGGCGTAAAACTTGGCGGGATCGTCGACGTCGGCCTGATCGGCGCGCGGCGGATTCAGATGGACGATGACGCCACCGTCATCACCCGGGACCATCAGGCTACCATCAGGAAGGGTCTGGACCCCGCCGTCATCACCCTCGATCACGACCTGGATGTTGTCTTGCGCAAGCGCTGTATCAGTCACCGGCCATGCCCTCGTCAGGAATTAACGAGGAGCAGCCATAGCACGAGAACCACAACGGTGAAAACGAGATACGCGCCGGCTCCAATTGCCTCGACGCGCTGGACCCGGTCCCGAAGACCGAAATTTCGCTTCACCCCTTAATCTCCTTTTCGCCTGAATACGCGCTTGGGGCGCCGAAAGCGGCATCCAGTGCGTGGTCCTCCAATTTCCAGAGAAGCCGCTGGCAACGGCGCGAGTGGTGCCGTCTTCGTATCGGTAGACGCGCCCGAAGGCATGGCACCCGCTGCCCTTACCGCCGCCGTCAGCTACCCACAGCAAGACAGATGGCGGGTTACCCCACTCCTTGACGGGGGGCGCGGTCTCGATCGGCTGCCAGCCGCTATTAACAAGCTGATTGCGCAGACGCTCGATCTCGGTGGCGGCCTCATCACACAGCTTGAACGTCCCAAGGCTGTAGTGTCGCGAGAATGCGTCCTTGCCCTGATCCCGCAGCCTCTCCACAATGTCAGTCATGGCATGTCCGGCGCTTTGTGCTTCGGCCATTCGGCCATCCGGGCCGCCTGCATTTCCGTTGCGATGATGATGCGTTCGTCAGGGTCTCGGCTGCGCCGCACGAGATAGGCGTAATAGCGAAGTGTCTCCGCGGCGAACTTGTCCTGAGCGCGGAGCAAGAACACGGGCTCATTCTCTGGAATGAGGCCGGCGGGGTCCTGGATGCGGCTGTAGTCGTCTCTGGCGTGCTTCATTTTGTCTCTCCTGAATGGGCACTTTGGGAGCATTCCAGCGCTCGCACGTCGCAATGTTTTGCAAGCCCCTGTAGCTGCGCGGGGAAGATATTGACCCAATCGCCGCCATCCGCTGGACGCGCTTGCAATTGAATTGAGGTCACGAGATCGGGCTGCGCGGGAGGGGAGAAACTGACAGTGGCCTCGATCACGTTAGCGGCTTCATCGGCACGCTTAGGGTCGCCGCCGGTAGCGTGGATGATTTGTAAGGCAAGGTCTCGATACTTGGTCATTTGCATCTACCGATGCAGCACAGTGCGGCCACCACCGATCGACGGCGAGGTCCGTTCCAGGATGGTCCGCTGAGCCACAGCGCAGCCCATGTAGAGCTTCGGCGCATCGGAGCCGGCCATGGCCACTCCGAAATCTCCCTCGCCCACAGCGACCAGGACGCAAGCGTTCATGTCACCCTTGCGGGCGCTCTCCAGCGCCATCTCCAGCAGGTCGATGCATTCCTGCTGCGCCGGGCTCAAGGTCGTCGCTGCTTGGCCGTTCGGATTATAGATCGTTGGCTTTTTCACGTTGGAGGTTCTCCAGCTGGGATTTGAGGGAATTGATGGTGACGTAGGCTTCACGGGCGACCTTGGCGATCTCCCGGACCCAGTCGTCGCCTTGGAGCCACAGCGGCGCCACACCGGGCCCCGCATGGGACAGATCGCTCAGCCGCTCCATCAGCACATTACCGTCGCTAGCGAGCGCGTAACCTTCCAGGAACGCCTTGCGCGGGCTGAAGGAGAGATAGCCGTCGGCGTAACGCACCAGGAAGTCACCGGGCCCCGGCACATAGCGGACGAACAGTGCCTGCGAGACCTCGAAATTCTCACCTTCGTGCCCCTTGAGGACGACATCCCTCACCAGCACGCCACTGCGATCCGGGTGGTAAGTGCCAACCGAGACGATCTCCAGCGCCTGGACACGCTTGTGGCTGACGTAGACGGGCGCGTCGCTGATCATTTTGCCTCCGGCGGCTTGCTCTGGTCCTTGGGGAGCGGAGAGATGCTCGACTGGCGGGCCAGCTCCTCGGCCTGGAGCTGCTTGTTGATCTTCTCGATCAACGGATCGGCAAGACGCTTGGGCAATTCCATCAGCGCCGCCGAGAGCGAGGCGATGTCCGCAGCCTCCAGCTCGATATGGTACTTGGGCGGAGCTGCGGAGACCGCTGGCGCGAGTGCTGGCGGCGAAGTGGGTACCGGTTCGGCGGCGTGGGCCATCGCACCGGCGGCCAGCAAAACGAATGCAGCGATCATCTTGGACTTCACGAGACTTCTCCTTCGGGCTGAACCCATTTGCAGACTGGAATCTTGACCGCGCACAGGTGCTCGACCATGGCGCGGCCCTTGTCGGTGATGGAGAACCACGGCTTCCTGCCGTGAAGGCCATGGGCTGTTCCAGCCTCGAACGCCGCATACTCGACGTCAACATTACCGTCCAACTGCAGCAGACCATCTAACGCAAACCCCACTACTGCGTCACGAACGGCTTGCGAGCGAGCATGGTCCTCGTTCCACCTGAACGCCCACTGGGCATAATCGTTGGCGACAGTGACGTGGTAGTGCAGCAGGATGTTGATCTGGAGAGGGGTCATCGTCACCTCCTATTCGTACCAACGTCTGGCGCGGTCGAGCGCCCTCCGTAGCTCCGGGCCCACCGAGTCGCACACCTTGCGACCGTCGAGGTCCCTATCGCTCATGAACAACAGCGCCGACTGCGCCGCGGCCATCAGGAGGCTAACGTCCTGGTGATAGCCCTGCAGCGCATCAATCGCGGAGAGCGGGTGGATGATAGTTTCGGTCTTCTTAGCCATGGTGATGCTCCAATTTATGCGGCGACGATTGCCTTGAACGGTATGAATCACTCCCCTTTTCGGGGCCCGAATCCGGCCGCAGGCAACCTTTCTGGGAGCAACCGACGCGCCGCGCGCCGACTGAGATTACCCAGCCTCGGGGTCGAAGCTTTAGTAAGCATGACGCTTATCATGCCCGCGCGGTGGGGTAAAGCGCTTTCTGCTTTTTCTTCGGCACCAACGCTTCGCGCTCCTCGATCCGCACCTCATCATCCGAACGCAGCAGGCCATTGTCGCGCAGGTGCTTGATCGCCTGGGTCATGGCGTCGGTGAGGTCCTTGTATTTGCCCTTGGGGAACACCGCCATTTCCTCCAAGGTCTTCTCGCCCCATTCCCGCAGTGGATAGGGGACGTAGATCATACCCTGCGAGAATGAAGGCTGAACCGCGAGCGCGCGGGATACCTTGTCGAGCCCCTTGGGGTCGACCAGCTGAATACCCCAGCCGGCGCGGGGATGGCTATCCTGCAGGGTCTGCGCCGCAGAGTGGCCCGACGCCTTGGCCTCGATCAACAGGCGATCGACATTGAAGCTGATGCAGGTATGAGCGACCCAATCAGTCAGGCCCCATGATTTCTGCTGCCGCATCCGGAATTGCATCGCCTTCTCACCGGGCTCTGGTAGCACCTTCGGCGAGGAGAACCGCAGCCGGCGCCGCCACGCATGCATCAGCATGGCGCGATTGTAGCCGCTCTCGTGCTGCCAGATGCCGACCACAACCATCGCGCTGGGGTCGTTCTGCTCGGCCTCGGTGAACGCCGAATCGACCGAGGCCACCACATAGCTGAACGGCGGGAACTTCTGATCCGCCGGCTCCCATGGTTGCCACCACTCCTGCTCGAAGATGGCGTCACCGCGGACCTTCGGAGTCTGCTGGTACTGGCCGGCCCAGGCGTAGGGCCCGGCATCGCGCTTCATCGACGGAATGACGCCTTCAGGGAAGCGCTCCGGCCACGCCAGCTCGCCCTCGCAGTCTTCCGGCACCTCGCGCCAGCGCGGGTCGCTCCAGCCGATCGCGGTCGCCATCGGCTCGCCATTGTCGTTGGCGCCCCACACGAACTCCATGGCGATCAGCAGATGGCACCAGTCGCCCAGATCGGTGATGATCGTGCCGGACACATCCTCCTCATGGACGCGCTGCATGATCACGACCTTGGCGCCGGTCTCCATGTTGTTGAGGCGCGACGACATCGATTCCCGGAACCAGCGGATGGTTTCCTGTCGGGTCGGGTCCGATTCGCTTTCCTTGACGTTGTGCGGATCATCGAGGATGACCCGGTCGCCGCGCTCGCCGGTGCCGACACCACCGACCGAGGTCGCAAACTTCCAGCCGTGCTTCCAGTTCGAGACCTTCTTCTGGCCCGTGGCCCGCACATGGACAATCTGATCGTCCTTGTTCGCCGCCGTGGTGCCGTACAGCTCTTGGTACTCCCGAGAGGTGATCAGGTCCTTGAATTTGAGGTTGTCGCGCTCGGTCAGCGACGACGAATAGCTGAAGGCCACATAGCGCAGATGCGGCAGCTCCATCGGCCCCCATTCCCAGGCCGGCCAGAACACGTCCGTCAGCAGCGACTTCATGAAGCCGGGTGGGACATTGATCAGGAGCTTGGTGATCTCGCCGAAGGTGACTGCCTCAAGGTGCTCGCAAACGGCCTCCAGAGCCCACCCATCGACGAAAGTCGTTCCTGGCTCCAGGATGTGCCAGAAGTAGCGGACAAAGCTCAACAGGCCTCCCTGCCATACTCCGTCCTCATCGCGATGGCCGCGGGTCTTGTGCTCGACGCGGGCGCGGCGCTTGCGCACCTCGGCCGCGAGCCCGAGGAAGCGCTCCATCTCCTGCCGCGACGGCTGGCGGTTGGCGCGCACCGGCAGCGGGCGCCGCTCGTGGCTCATAAACCGGCGCGCACGCACCGGCTCATAGCGCAGCTTCGGAAGCATTTAGGCGCCCTGTGCGTCCTGCTGGGCCTTTTCGAGCGCCTTGTCCTCGATCGCCTTCAGCTGCGATCCGACAATGCGCACCATCGCAAGCGCAGTGCCCTGCAGCAGGCCGGGAGCAACGGTGATGCCGCCGCCGACGATGCTTCCATCCTTGATGGAGAACTGGGTCTTGGGGAATGCACTGCGCAAGCACTGCAGGGCATCATTGATGTTTTGGGCTGGCATCAGCATTCTCCTCGACCGCGGCACGCGGTCGGTCGACCATAGCCACAAAACCAAAGCCCCCGCAACATTGCTGCTGCGAGGGCTGGGGCGTGGTTGTCCAGCTTTCCACCTGCGAAGATGGCGACCTTATCAGGCTGCGGGCGCTTGTCCAGCCGGAGCCGGGCTGTTGCCCGCAGGCGCAACGATCGACTGGACGAACGTCCCGGTCGAGGGAGCGAAGTTGGCGTCGCCGCTGTAGGAGATCGTGATCGAGTTGTCGCCGGCCGGGAGTGTCGACGTCGAGATCGCAGCAACACCGGTCGAATCGAGATTGACGGCCGGAGCCAGCAGCCCGCCCGATGCACTGAACAGCACGCTGCCGGTGATCGATTCGGGGGATGATCCACCCTTGTTGACGGTTGCCGTCATGGTGACGTCATCCCCGGGCGCCGCCGGGTTCTTGGAGCTGGTCGCGTCGATGCTGGTCGGCACCAAGGTCGGAGGCGCAGGCGTATCCGAGCCCGCATCCGGGGTGTAGGTCGTGACCGCGTCCGCGATCGCGTTGGTGTTGCCCTTGATCTCGGCGAAGGCCTCATTGATGTTGGCCTGGGTCTGCGCATCGATCTGGCCGGCGACCAACTGGTTCACCCGGTCATGGATTTTCTGCAGCAGCTGGCCCATCGACGCCACGGCCGTCTGCTGTTCCTTGGTTGCAGCGAGAATGTCCGCAACGGTTACGTTCTGGTCTGCCATCGTCTTCTCCAGCTGTTTCAGTTTTGAAAGGATGAGCCTGCCGATGACTTCGACTCGACGGAGCGCGGCAGCAGTCGCCCTATCGTGCACTTCCACTTGAACCGGCTCGGGCGGCCTCGGCACGAAGCCACCCATCACCCTTCGCATGCTGTCGAAACGTGACATGATGCAGTCCCTAACTCGCATGCTCTGGCTCAGTTCCGGACTGGATCGCCGCGATCTTGGCCATCCCTTCGGCATCGATCTTATAGCCGCGTCCGCGCGCAGTTTCTATGACGATTCCGAACGGCGCCAGCTTGTTGCGGATTTTGTTGATCCAGACATGGAGAATCTTGGGATCGAGGTTCTTGCTGCCTCCCTCATTGGCGATCGTCATCAAATCATCCCTGGTAGCGTAGCCAGCAGCCGCGATCCGCGCGAAGATATGCCCCTCCGTCCTGGAAAGACCAAATCGGGCTGACGGTGCAGTCAGCATCACCTCGTCACTAGATGAAAACCTTCCAAGCTTCGCTTCTAGCATTGCGACCCGCGTGCGCAGTTCGTCGTTGTCGCGCTCCAGAGCAGCGACATAATCGGCGTCGGTGATGATCGGTTCAGGCGACCGCTGCCTTGGCATATCTCGCTCTCATTCCCCAGTGCTGGACCAGGACGCGCCAGACCTGGGTTCGTTGCGTTCTGGCGTTGGCCTGGGCGGTGCGCAGGCCGTCATCTCCCAGCGCCTGGATCACCGGGATCAGCTGCTCTGGCGCCACTCGCTTATCATCGATCCAGAGCAGCTGGGTGGCCGCCTTGATCTCGTCAGCGGTAATTGGCACCCGATCCGCTTGCACCAACGTCTCCAGCACCACGCGGGCCCGCATCGGACCATGGACCTTGACCAGCGACGTCACCTGTCCGATCGCTGAGGTGTCGCCCGGATTGGCCTCTACGGTCTGGTTCAGGTGGCGGAGGCGGGCGCCGGCCCGCCGCAGCACCGATTCGCAGCACACCGTCTCCGGATCGCCGGCCGCCAACAGCGCCTTGTAGATCGTGAACGAAGTCACCCGCGTCCGATCCCTGTTGTGGTCGACAAAGGCGCGGGCGCGCTCGCTCATCTCGCTGGCTCCGACGATGAAGACCGGAATACTATCGATCCCAGCCGATGCCGCTGCAATCGCGGTGTGTTGGCCGTCAATGACATGAAGCTGCCCTTCTACAGTGCGGACCACGACGACCGGTTTCATCCGATTCCAGCGGAAGCCGCGCGCAACCTTCACCACCAGTGCCTGGGACTGTCGCGTCATATTCCGCTGGTAGGTGTCGTCGACCCATAGCTCAGTCGGGGGATGCCACTCCATCACCGGCCGAGCACCGAGATCGAGCGGGCGCAGATCGCTGATAGCGATAGGCCGAATCTGGCGCAGCTTGGTCACTTCCTATTCCCCACCCCCGTGCGCGCCGTCGGACTGATGTGGATCGTAACCAGCGCCCCCCATTATCTTCGCCGGATCAGGAGAAAGGGCCAGCTGGCTCTCGATCAGGCGGGAGAGGAATGGCCCCATTTCCCGAGGCAGGATCAGCTCTGCAACCCCCTCGACCATAGGGACCAAGGCATCGCCGTGATGGCGGTCGATTTCCTTTCGATGCTCCAGGAAGATGATCCTGATGATCTGACCCTCCACCGTCACGGTGGCTCGGTTGGTGTAGCGCGGCGTCGTCATTCCGATCTCCCTGCAATTGCCTTCTGAACCGCAGCTGGCGAGATGCCGATAGATTCGGCCACCAGTAGCAGCTCCTTGTCCAACTCATCATCGGTCAGCCGGGCGAAGTCCCCAGGCTGGCCAAATTCCACCTTCTCGACGAGATAGCCGCCCATCTGGGCCAGCAACTTCAGGCCATTGATGGCGGCCGTATCGTCCCCGGCGCGTGGCATCCAGCTGACAGTACCATCCTTATCGTAGACAGCCCGTGTGCCCCGAATCGCCCGGTCGACGATGAACTTGGCCCGCCGGACGATCCAGCCCTTCTCGATCGAAGCATCCTCAACCGCCTTCTCGCTGGATCGACGCTCCAGCTGATGGCGCTCAGCGATGATCTCGTGCACCCGGGTCTTGACGTCGGGGTGATTGGCGCGCTTGGCAGCCGATCCAACAGGGTCTCCGGTGTAGCCGGCCTCGGCATAGGCTGCGAGCTGGGTCTTACCGAGAGCCAGCGCTTGGGCCATGGCCTCTTGGCGGGGGTTTCGAAGTTCGGGCACGGTCAGTCCTTAGTCAGACATCCATCATTAGCGATCCGCAATGATCTCGCGAGCAGCTGCGATGTACTCTCGCCAATGGCGCTCTACGTAGCGGTCCAGCTCCCACCCCCATCCGGTGGCACGATCTGGCGGGACCGTCCGTGACGTAGCGACGGTGATCGTGGTTCCATGCACATCCCGATAGAGAGCGACTTGGCCGTGCCATAGGGCGAGCTTCTTGGCGATGACCTCTTCGGCAATGGTGGGGGTGTTCATCTAGGCCTCCGGTACGCCGGCTTGATCAGCGATCCGCTTGATGTCGAGGGCGATCTCCCCGATCAGGCCGATGCCGGTGATGATCAGCTGGGCAAACTCCTCATCGGTCTTGGTTTTGGCGTTGTTGCGCTCATGGAGAAAGCGATTCTGGATGATCGCGATGGCCTGCCGCATTTCACCTCTGGTCATGAAGCACCCCTCTTTTTGCCAACCTCACCGCCCTCTCGACCGATCGGCCGAGGTAGGGGATGGGCCGCCTCTCCTCGACCGCGAGACGCTCGCCGATCTCTTTCCACTTGAGGCCCTTGGCCTTCAGCTCCCTGGCTCGCTCGATGTTCATGGGATGTCGACCACTCATGGCGTGGAGAATCCAGACGGGAACGGACGGAGATAGCCGATCACCTGCTCGGAAAATTCACCGAGTGAGCGCAATGATTTATCAGACCGAACTGTCACCCACTCTTGGCGAGGCTCCGACCATTCGACAATATTGACAATTCCGGGAAGCGCCTCGTAGGACCCCGCATTGGTCAATTCATGTGCCAAACCGTCGGCAGATGCGGAAGGCCCGCCCGCATAGAGAGGCGGCATCGTCACCAGCGGCATGAAGTGCCGCGCCATCTGCGGCATGGCCATGATCTCGTCGCGAGTTTCCAGGACGTGCGGCTGCCAGCTGGCGACGGTGATAACCTGAGTGCCCTTGCTGACGGAGATGAGCCCGACGATGTGGGCCGGCGCGATAAAGATCGAGGTGCGGTCAATGGCGCTGGTCAGCTTCAGCATCGGTCTCTCTCCACAGCAGCTTTCCTCAGCCGCATTGCAAGAACGTCGATCGGTTCGGTGGTCGCGGCGAAGCGCTCGGCCAGCGCCCGCGCTTCCGCGTTGGCCTGCTCGGGCACAAAGCCCGCCAGCTGCAGGATGCGATTGGTGCGGACCACGTTGATCGTGTCGCTGATAGACGACGCGCGGACCGGAGCCCTGGCGGTTGGTGTGGCCCCCAGGATGCCTAGAATCTCTTCCAGGCGATCGTAATTGGTTGCGTGGATGCGCAACTCCTCATCGGAGGACGATCTCCCCATGATCTTGGCCACCTCATGAAATGCCTTCACGGCCCACATGAGGCTTTTGGTCTGCGGCTCGTTAAGGGTGCGGCCGTTGATGGTGATGAGAGGATCGGTCATGTACACCACAGCTCCAGAAGGGCAACGGTAAAGGCAGCTACAGCCAATGCCGCAGGAGCCTCTGCTGCTCCATAGTAGCGATAGTAAAGCAAGCCAGCAAAGAACCCGCAAAATGCGCGGATGACGCGCGGTGCGACCGCGATGACCCGCTCGCAAAACCCAATCGCAAATTCGCGGGCGAAGCGGTTCATAGATTATGCTCAATGCGAGCCTTGGTGAGGGCCGCTGCGACAGTCTTGCGAGCCTTCTCGGCATCGGCATTCTTGACGGAGAGAAAGATCGTGGTCTTGCTACGGTTGGCCCTGGGCGGGGGCGGCGTTGGATCGACCTCCAGGTCCGGCAGCTCGATGGAATCGAGCCCAAGGGGCTCCAGATCGAATTTGACGGCCTTCAGCGCGGCCAGCTCGGCCTCCAGCATGTCGGCATCCCAAGATGTGCCGCTCTCGGCGATGCTGTTGTCCGCGATCCGCAGCGCCTTGGCTTCATCCTCGGTGAGGTGGCCCAGTTTGATGACGGGGACCTTCTTCAATCCCATTTCCAGCGCGGCCTGCAATCGTCCGTGACCAGCTACAACAACCCCGCCATGGTCGACCAGGATCGGGTTCACGAAACCGAACTTGTTGATCGATGCAACGATCTTCAGCACCTGCGCCGGAGGATGCATTTTGGCGTTCGCCGCATAGGGCTTAACGCGCGCGATCGTCCACTCCTCGATCTTCATCGCATCAGCGTTTGGTTTTGCGGACGGCATGCTTCTTTCCCTTCTGCTCGACGATCGGAGGGCCGGCGCGCCGCATCTGCTCGATCCGGTTTAGGATCGCGATGCCCTCGATCGGCGCGCCCGATCCGCCGACACCGAAAAACTCGTCAGCGCTGATGCTCGACGTCCGAATGCGGGCATGCCCATTGACGGTCCACACCAGCCGCAGCTGCACTTCCTGCGGATAGCTGTGATCGGGCTCATGCTGCTTCGATCGCTGGGTGTAGGGGCGGGCAGGATCGTCCATCGGTTTCTCCGGTGGATGCATGCGGCCCCAGGAGCATCACCAACTGGGGCCGCCGCATCAATACCCTCACGTTGTTCGGCGCGAGAGTAGATCACGACAAGATAGAAGCGGGCACGAACTAAATCAACAAATTGCTTACAGGTGACCCTGGGTAATCAGCTTGATCGCCAATGCACCGAGGAACATCGAGCCGAACACCAGGATCACCAGACCGAGGCAGCCCTGCATCGTCGACAGGTCCTTCATGGCCACGATCCCGCGTTGATGGTGGAGCACAGCACGATGACCGCGATCACCACAGCGGCGCCAGCGATCCATGGATAGTTCACTACCGCAATGCTGACGATGACGCCACCGATCGCCAAGGCGATTATCTGCGCAATCTTGAAGTTTCGGTTCTCGCGGGTCACAGCGGATGCCCTGGTTGTTTGTGCGGCTCCCAAATCTCATGGGCCAGAATCGAGAGCGTCAAGAACCTCCCGACGATGAAATCGTGGATGGTCTTGGGCTCGACCACGATGCCGGTGTCACGCTTCAAAAGCAATGCGATCTCGACCGCGGCCGGCGGCGACCCCGGCGGCCGGCGCTGCGTTGCCCTCATCCGCTTCGACATCAGTTGATCTCCACGCGCGTCACTGAGGTAACCTCGCAGCGCTCGATGAAGGACCATCGGCGCCGCGAATCATCCGGCCAGAAATGCATTGCGATATTGTGCGCCGCTTGCCATGCCGCGGCCTCGCTATGGAGCGGCTGGCCGATCGGGTTACGATAGAAGACGTCGCCGTCATGCACCATGGCATAGGCCTGGAACTGGACTGTCATGCACCCCTCCCGAAATTATCGCCCGACGATCCCCATGCAGGCACGGAGATCATCTCGACCGGCGAATCATCCGGCAATCCTCGCATACGGCGCCATTCGAGTCGCTCGTTGCGGGCCCGATCCCAGCACCACGAGACGGCGTCCCGGATATAGCTTGGAGGCGGCGAAGAACCACCCCATTCGCGGCATGCGCGCAGATCGGCACGCTCGGCGACAGCGATGGTATCGATCTCGCCGGTTTCTTGGTTGATCATGGGGGTGTAGCTCACGATTCGACCTCCAGCCCATCATCGACTGCGCCGCAGATGATGTCGCCGATGAAGCGATGCTCGACCACGATTGCGCCTGCCCAACTCATCGAATCAGGAGAGATGTTCTCCGCGATCCAGTCTCGGCCAACCCCAGTCTCCCCGCGCAGCAGGACGATCGAGCCGTGGGTTTGGATTGAAAGATCGGTCATTGTGATGCTCTTATCCGTTATCGGCGTGATTGGCGTACTTGTTGAGGGCAGAAAGAATTCCCGCACGAGTTGGTTCGACCTCGATGACCTCAATCTCTCCGGTTTGGTCTTCGACGTCGCCGGGGCTGTTCCTGCGCCATATCGAGAGCGCACTTTCTGCAGCCCGGCGGCTGGTGAAGTATTCGAGGCCGGCACTGATGCCAGCCTCGTGGGTGCGATGGAGCTTGTAGAACTTCACTCGGGCACTCCACCGAAGTCGCGCGCCAGAGGCGCCCAGCCCATCTTCTCGGCGCACACCGGGCCGATGCCGGCGAGTTTCCATTTCGACCTCAGCGTCGCATTGCAGACGCAGCAAACGCCGGTGGTCTGGCCGTATACCTTGGCGGCCTCGGCCGGGTCGGCGATGAAGGCCAGGACCTGCTTCTCCTGGTCCGGGGTGCATTCACGAGCGGCGAACAGCCGGCCGTTCTGCACCTTGCCCAGGTAGGTCGAGCCCGCCTTCACGTAGAGCGCGCCGGGGTTCTTGCCATCAGCCTTGGCCGGCGAGATGGTCACCCCACCGATCGTAATCTTCGGCGTGCGCATGGTTAGACCCTTCTCGGCCGCATAGGCACGCGCCCTATCGAACGACACCTTCAGGCGATCAATGCCGGCCGTATCGGCCTGCGGTGCCTGCTGGGCGCGTTCGGCGCGCTCGGTGGCCTTGGCGACGTCCCGGGCGATGCAGCGCTCCACGGCCTCGCGCTGGCCCGTGGTCAGGTCGCCGAACCGGATCACCGCCTCATTCAACTTGGCAGCGAAGTCGAAGCGAGCACGGTTGGCGATGATCCACTCGGCCACCGCCTGATGCTGGGCGGCGAATGCGGTCCAAGCGTCTTGCTGGCGACGGTCGGCGCGATCCGCCGCCCGCTGGCGGTTCTTGGCGCGGACCTCTGGCGACGTCTTGAACAGGAACTTGCCCTTGCCCTTGCAGGCGAAGCATTGGCCGAAGTGGCTGTACTGGCCGGTACCGCGGCACTTGCCGCAAACCTCGGTGTAGGTCGGCTGGACATAGGTGGATGGCGCCGCGACGGGCGACGCCCGCACCGGGCCGTCGGCGCGGAAAATTAGATCGTCCAGGCTGTCGTTGAGTTCGATGTTCATGATGTGATGCTCCGGAGCCGCGATGGCTCACGGTCGGTTTATCTCACGATCCGGGTGACGTGTCAACACAATGCTTACTGAAATGATCCAACGCAGCTGAGATAATTCGCCAACGACGCTGGTAGGCATCGGTCGTCATCTTGTCGGCAAAGTTCCTGTACTCCCGCGCCAGCTTGGCGACTTCCTCCCGCGAAATATCGTCCATGACAAGAATCCTATTTCAGTGCGGCGCGGAGCAGGTCCAGGTCCCGGTATAGGAGCCGAGTGCTGACCTTCGCCGACTGTAGGCCGCGATCCGGACTTTCGATAGCCGCTCGCAGAACGTCGTTCGGCGTTTGAGCCTTGATCACGTGAGACCGGTGGAAGGCGTAGTGCTCGATGGTGTCGATCGAGCCTCCCCGGTTGCGATCGCGGCGCGCGATGTCATCCATCGCCACCTTCCAAATCATACTAGGAGGAAGTCGCATCAGATTGGTGCCGTGCTGCTCCAGCACAGGAACCACGCGACGCGGCTCTCCTTGGACGCCCAGGTCTTGGGCTGCCGCCAATACCCGCGCCCTTGAACGAACGCTCTTGAGCAGCATCCAGCGCTTCTCATCTGAGTTCCAGAGATTCCAGGGCATCTAGGGCTCCGAAAGTAGGGCCCGGGAGGGCTGGTGGGGCTGGGGGTGCCAGTCCTCCCGGGGTTCGCCTCAGGCCGCCTCGGCGAGGATACGCCAGTCGTCCTTCGGCAACTCGATGATCTGGGCGCCAGCAACCTCCAGGTCGCTGGCGCGGTCGTAGCTCTCGATATCGGCCGACATGCGGGTGATCGCGTTCATCATACCGAACCGGCTGAGATCGCCACCTTCGATCAGATGGCGGAGCACGCTCTTGTTCTCGGTCTCGTTGAGACCCAGGCGCTTCGACGTCACGTCGACGACCTTCACCACATCACCAGTGATCTTGTCGGCCTGGGCGCCCTCGACCTTGTCGATCAGCTTTTCGAACTTGACCTGATCGAATACGCCGCGGACCACATCCACCAACTTGGAATACAGCGCCGCACTGTCCAGCCGCTTCGAGCGATCCGATAGCAATGCGTACAGCTCACCTTCGGCAATCGTGTGCTTGCCGCCGACATGGGCCTGCTTCATCGAGCGCTCACCGAAGAACGCGAGGTTGGAGCAGAAGCTGTCGTAGTAGCCGCCGCGGACACCCCAGGCGCCATGGCCGACCTCGGAGTTCGAGATCGTGATGGCCGGTGAGGCGACGCGGACGATGGTGTGGCCACCATCACCGAAGCGGGCGCCGTGCTTGGCCAGCTCGCGGCACACCTTCGGGTCAACCGCCTTGATGTACATCCGGCGATCGGTGATCTCCGCCGACATCACCTGCAGGCCCAACTCGCCAATCACCGGCAGCAGAGCGTTGGCGAGGTCCTCGTTCTCCATGTCGGTGCGGAACTTGTCCGACAGGAAGGCGCGGGCGGTACCGTCGATGGTGCGGACCATACGCGGCGCCGGATACTTCTCGAACCAGCGGTTGACGTTGGTCGGGATCAGCGTCGGCATATCCGCACGCATCTTGTCGTAGTAGGCCTTGGGGATGCCGGTGTGATCGGCGATCTGCGCGTGGGCGATGTCGTTGACATTGAACTGGTGATCGTCACCGATCGCAAGGCTGAGCGGGTGGCTATCGCGCTCCGCGCCGACGCACATGAGGATGTTCTGGGTGCCGGCGACGAGGTCGCGCTTGCTGTTGGCGCGACGCTCGATCTCGGTGGCCAGTTCGATGAGGGACTTTCCGGTCTTCATGGGTGATGCTCCTGGGGCCGTAGCCCCGTTGGTTGTCAGTGGTCGGTTTATGCCAGACCCGGATGAGGATGTCAACTGCGTGTTTACTCCGCCGTCGCCTTCAATCGATCCAGGCTGGCCTGCATCTCAGCTATTTGAGCCGGAGAAAACAGATGGCCTCGGCATTTGATCTTGAACTCCAGAACCAAATCCTCCGGCACCGTGCAGCCGGGCTTATCGATTTCTGGGCCCCACTGCTGGCTCCAGCTGTTTGTTCCGGAATAGATTTTCAGCAACCGAGCCCACTGATCGCGTGTCGCAGTCCTGTACCAGGGCTCAGCCGAACCACCTGCGCGCGCGGGTGAGGCAGCCAAGGTCTCGTAAATGCGGTCTGACAACCAAAATTGTAGATGCTTAATCTTGTCATCCGACCGACCTTCGCGCCTCATCTGCTCGGCATAGGCCGGGATCGTCGCAATCACCTTGGCCTGATTTTCTTCGTTCAGCATGCGGAATAGGTCCCACGCTTTTTTCTTCGAGGTACCGGTCTTGCGAGGGTACGGAGCCCAGACCTGCTCTTCGAACACGGCAGAATAGGAATCAGTGTTTTGTTTTTTCTCTTTCCTTTGTAGTGCCGGTTTTGCCGTTGACGGTTCAACCGTTGACGGATTTTCAGTGAACGGCCTAATTCTATCGAAAATCAAATAGTTATTGCTGCCGAAGCTGCCGGTGTCCTCTCGCCCCTGGTAGCGCTCGGCATAGCCGAGGTCCACGAGGTGACCCATGATTTTGGTGGCCTTATCTCGACCGATACCGAACTGCCGGCGCAGGTCACCGATCTTCACCTCCCAATCAACGGGCTTGCTGATCAGGTAGACAAGGACCCCAAGGCCATCGGCCCCCAATCTTCCATCGTTGATCACCTCGTTGAGGATGACCGTGAACGGATTCTCACCCGGCGTAGCGCGTTTGATGGTCATAACGCTTCTCCAATTCCAAGGTCACGGATCGCATTACAGGCAATATCGCAGAACAGATCGACTGGGCCCGTCGGACCCATGCGCTGCTTTGCGATGATGGCGAACAGCTTGTTGTAGGCGTCGGCCGATTTCCTCTCCCACTCCATATGCTCCTCGGTGCCGTGGGCCGGTTCCGACTGCTGCAGGTAGTAGGAAGGTCGATAGAGGAAGATCACCGAATCGGCATCCTGCTCGATCGCACCGGAATCGCGCAGATCAGAGAGAATGGGCCGCTTGTCCTCGCGCTTCTCGACGTCACGCGACAGCTGCGACAGCATGATCAGGGCGCAATCCAATTCCTTCGCCAGCGCCTTTGCGGCGCCGGTGATTTCCATGATCTCGTTGACGCGGTTGCCCTGGTAGCGGCCCGAGGCGCGAATCAGGCCCAGATGGTCAATCGCCAGAATGTCGAGCTTGCCATGCTTGCGCTTGTAGCGGCGCGCACGGGTCGCGATCTGGGACATCGTGAGGCCGGGCTGCTCCTCGACGTCGATCGGCAACGGGCCGCACTGCTCAGCCGCCTCGCGGACATAGTCGAACATCTGCTCATGGAAGTTTCCATTGCGCAGGTTGTTGTAGGAGACCTTAGCGATCCGGGGGATGTCGAACATGTAGTCCGAGATCATGCGTTCGCCGAGTTCCTCCGCCGTCATCTCCTTGGAGAAGAACAGGGAGCGGAATCCACGCTTGCCAGCCTGCCGCATCCAGTTGAGGATCACCGCCGACTTGCCCATGCCTGGGCGGCCGGCGAGGAGGATCAGATTGCCGCGGTGCAGGCCGCTGGTCTTGGCGTCCAGGTCCTTCAGCCCGGTCGGAATGCCGATGATCTTGCTGTCGTTGGCGTAGGCAGCGGCGATCTTGTCGACCGAGCGTATCATCACCTCAGCCATGGAAGCCGCTGGGAGCGTCCCTGAGACGCTCGACGTGACGATGGTGTCCAGAGCCTCGATCGCTTCAGCGGCGAGATGGGCGGCCTCCGTAGCCGCGTCTGGGGCCATTTGGACGGCGATCTCCGCGATCCGGCGCCGATCAGCCATCTCCCGGACGTGCTTGGCGTAGTCGATCGCGATATTGGCCGGGATCGCCTCCGCCGCCAACCGGGCCAGATAGACCTTGGCCGACGTCCGGGTTCCCTCGATCAGCCGTGGCATGAAGGATGGAACTGTCAACACGCCGGCCGGCTTGCCGGCATTCGTCAGCGCGGTGATAATCTCGAATATCTGGGAGTGGACCGGTTCCGAGAAATGCCCAGGATCAAGGATCGCGGATATTCTGGCGAAAAGGTCGTTGTTGAGAAGTAGCGATCCGAGAACGGCCTGCTCGGCATCGAGGGAGATAGGAACCCACTGCTGGGTCGGTTGTTGGATATTCATCAGCCCTTCCTTGACGGATTAGGGCTGGTTGACGCTTCGGCCGGAACCACCTATTTTGTGGACGGCATTGCGCCAGCCCCAATCGCGCATACGATTGGTTCTAGGGCCTCACTGTTTGTCGCGGTGAGGCCCTTCACTTTTTGACGCTTTCGTGACTTAGAGTCAACGGCTACCGGTAGCGTCTACTTCCAGCTGATCCTACGGATTGTAGTTGGGCCTTTGTGATCACCATCGAAAATGAACCATGCATAGGCCGTGGTGCTCGTCGATCTTGGCCCGTCCCAGCCATCCCGGTGCATGAGCGGCAGCCGCTCGCGGAACACCAAAACCCGCGCGAGGTGGCCGCGATCCAAGCACCATAGTCGCGCGCGGCCGGCCTCGGTCTTCTCCTGACCTGCCTCCAGGAACGACAGCCGCAGCAGCGCGACCACATAGGGACACAGCTGCAGCGCATGCTTCAGGTGCTGCGCGGCCCACGCAAACGGCGGGTTCATGATGATGCCGTCGACACCGGCGGGGCAACGGATCGCCTTCAGGAAATCTCCGGTCGCGGCCTGATGCGCATAGCCGCGATTGATGACGTCGGTGCAATAGACGGCATGCCCGGCATCGAGTAGCGGCTCCGCGATCCCGCCCATTCCGACATGCGGCTCCCAGAGGCCCTGGGGAAGGCGCTCGTGCGCTATCAGCGCCGTGACGGCCACTGGATGGGTTTGATAAAAATCCAGCCCACGGTCCTTCTGAGCGTGCTTAATCCTGATCCGCTGCCGCCCCGACATCCCACCTCCACACATCGATCACTAGCCGCGGTCGATCGCTGTAGACCTTGATCGCCTGCATCGAGACGATCTGACTGTCGTCGCGCCAGATGATCGGCGCTTTCAATCGATCGCCCTTAAAGCGCGGCGGATGGTGGTTGAGTCCGTCCAATACCTTCACCAGATTGTCTATGTCGGGCTTGCCGGTCGGCATCATTTCGCCAGCCAACGCCGCCTCACGCTTCTTGCGGCTCCAACTATCCGGCACCGGCATGAAGGCGCGGATCACCACGGAGACGGCTTCGTCGACCGCGGGCCGACCCTTCATGGCTGCGATCCCCGCTGCCTTCAACGCGTTCTCGTAGTCCCGGGTTTTCTTGTCGGTGAAAATGGTAGCAAACTTACCCACCACACGAGTGCGGGGGCGCCCTTTTCCGCGCGGCGCCCCCAGCAACGTAATACTGACAATCGGTTCGGACACGTCAGGCCGGTGTCTTGTTCGCTGCCTTCTGGGCCTCGAAATCCTTGCGGGTCATCGCGACGCCGGAGGCCGGTGCATCAAACGCCTTGGCGTCCTCGGCTTGCTCGGCGTCGCGCTGGGCTTTTTTTGCGACCTTCTCCGCCTCGTCCTTGGCGACCTCCGGGTGGAGCTTCTTGAACCCCTTGGAGAGGATCGCCTGACCAGCATGCCAGCCCTCGGCGAACCGGCGGTACTGCTCGGTCTCCTGGGCATAGTCGCACTTCAGGGAAACGCCCTGCATCGCCTGGGTCTTGCCTTCCTCGAATGCTCGATCGGCGGCCGGCACCCGATCCGGCTCCTCGAACATGTCGAGCTGTGCACCTAGCGCCATACCGAGCCAGCGCGCGATCCGCAGGCTGCGGGCAATGGCGGCTTTCTTGATCTTTTCACCCTCGGCGCCCTGCAGCTTGGCGACCTCGTCGAAGTCCTTCTTGGAGAAGCCGTCCTGGTTGGCCTGCTTGTAGAGGATGGCCAGGGTGTCCTTGGCGTCCTTCACTCCCTTGACGGCGACGGCGAGCTTCGGGAGGTAATCCAAGAACAGCGCGCGATCTAGGTCGTCGTTATTGGCCCTCGGCGCCGGCTTCTCCTTGGAGTTCTTTGGCGCCTTGGCCGTGTCGGCCCTCGGCGCCTTAGCGCTGCGGGCCTCGGCTTTGTTGGCTTTCTCGCGAGCCTCCTCGGCCAACTGGGACTGTGACTTCACGTTCTTGCGCGGTGCCATGTGGCCTCCGGTTTGAGGGTTGCAGATATGGGAGTGCCCGGCGGAACGCGTCACCAATCCGCCGGGCACACATTGACCGCCCCCACTGGGGCGCGAGGACGGCCGATTACGCAAACACTGACGGCAGGATATATTCGCGCGGCAGACCGGTCATCTCGGCGATCTGGCCCACATAGTGGGGCGGCACCTTTTTCCACCGGGTAAGGTTCTGCTTCTTGATGTCCAGCCGCCGGGCGATTTCCGCCTTGGTGGTCTTGGTGAGGACCAGGGCGAGCCCCTCCTCATCGGTCCGTGGTCTTTTGCTCATGGGGTAGGACAGTAATCCAGTTGTTGACGAAAGGCAAGTGCCATGGTAAGCACTGCGCTTACGGGTCATCGTAGCCCAAATGGAGCATCACATGTTTTTCGAGAGCAAATACGATCGGAACGAGTTTCTGTTCTGCGCTGGCGTTACCCTCGTGTGGGTGTTCGCTGCTGCCATGGCGCTGCTGTCATGAGCACAAAGTCACGCTCGGAGTGGTTTGCCAACGGCAGCGGGCATTTCACCCGTTACTCCGACTCTGACGTTTTGCTTTTTTGGTGGAACGGGCGTCCCGACGGAGCTGCCCGCGCCATTCCCCATGTCCGGCGCTATTCTCGCAATGGCGCCGAATATCCATCACTGGCCGCGCTCCTCCGAGCGGTCGAGGCCGAGCACAAGGACTGACAATGCCCCTGAACACTCCCATCGATACCCGCGTCGCCCCCGGCTCCAACGAGGCTCCGGATTACGCCAAGCAGGTCACCGACCGGCTGGCCTCCGAATATGTCGGCCTCTCCAACACCATGGCGGAACTGATCGCCGAGGTGCCGAACCTGCCGCGTCCAGTCAAGAGCGACGAAGACGCCCTCATGGTCGGCGCGCTGATCAAGCGCATGCGCGATCTCGACAGCCGAATCGAAGCAGTTCGGGTCCTGGAGAAGGAGCCCTACCTCCGCGGCGGCAATGCTGTGGATGCTCTCCTGAACGGCTGGCGTGACCAGTTGGCCAAGCGCAACCGCAATGATCGCAAGGCCAAGGATGGCTGGACCGACACGTTGCAGAGCGACATCAACGTCTTCCAGGATCAGAAGATCGCCGAGGAACGTGCCCGTCGCGCCGCTGAGGCGGCTGAAGCCGAGCGTCGTCTGGCAGAGGCGGCCAAGGCCGAGCGCGCAGCTGCGGCTGCGGCGGAGGCTGCCCGCCTCGCTGCCGAGCGCGCCCGCAAGCCGGAGCATATCGAGACCAAGACGGCAGCCGCCACGATCCAAGAGGCACAGAAGGCGCGCGCGGCCGAACTGGCTGCCCAGGCCGAGCAAGCCGCTGACGAAGCGCGTCTGGCGACCTACGCCAAGCCTGCCGATCTCGCCCGCGTCCGCGGCACCGCGGCGGCCGGCGGAGGCGTTACGCTCACGGTGGCGCAAGAGCCCTACGCCGAGCTGATCGACCGCTCCAAGGTCGACATGGAGATGTTGCGCCCATTCTTCACCGATGCCGAGATCGAGAAGGCTCTGCGGGGATGGGCGAAGACCACCGGTCACCGCACCCAGATGCCGGGCGCAG